CTAAAAAAGTTTAAAACTTTGATGTTTAGAAAAAAACTCTTTTCTTAAATGATATTTTATTTTGTTGAGTATTAAAACATTGTTAAAATTAATTTTGTTTGACTTTAATTTTAATCTTCTTAAATATTTGTTCTGATTTTTTAAAACACCTTTCTTTTTATTCATAAATGTCTACCTTCAAATTTAAAAAACTTATTTTTGATTTCCCGACTGATGAAATTATTACCTGAAAACTTTTAGCCCTTATTGAAGTGTTTACAACCTTAACTTTATTGCTTCCTTGAACAATAATGTTTTTTTCTTCTAAATCAGATTTAATTTTAATAACACAATGATATTTGGTTTGAATTATTATTTGTTTAATGATTTTTAGTTTTTCGGGCTGATTTAAATTTAAAATTGAACTTCGCCATTCTGCATTTAAGTCTGTTCCAAAAAGTTGTCCACAATCGTTTAATATGCCAATTTTTCTTGAATGCTCACCGTAAAAAGTTGCTAAAATTGTGTTCAAAGAACCTGAATTTAAACTTAACAAACTAGAAATATCAATGCCTCTTGTAATGTTAAAACTTTTGTTTTTTATGTCTAAAATTATTATTGCATTATTTTTATAATCCTCTGTGTTTTCACAACCGACTCTTTTATCATCATTAAAATTTAATCGGCAAGCAAGATAATACTTGCCTTTAAAATAACAAGCTGAAGCAAATTCATTTACAGTGTTTTCAAGTAAGCTTTCTAAATTTAAATCAAATTGGGTAACAGTAGAGCCATTAAAACTATAAATGCCATCTTGGCTAAAAAACACTATTATATCTCCGCAAACAATTACAGTTTCACCAAAAATTCTTGTGCTTGAAAAATATAAATCACTTATGCTGAAATTTTCTGAAGAGCCATATTTTGAAAGTTTTGAAATGCCATAATCTCGGAAAATAAATAAATAATCATCTAAATTAATTAAAGCATTTAAACGACCACAATCACCTGTTAAATCTAAACTATTTAATGTGTTGCTATTTAACGCAAGCAAACTTAAATTAGAAGTATATAATATTGAATTTCTATCTCCTTCTGGAATTAAAAATAAGTAATCATAAATTTTGCAAAACGAAACTAATTTAGGACAATTTTCATTAAATATAGGAAATCTATGAGTTGAATAAATACAAAGTCCATCATCATTAAAAAACAGCATAAAGTCTTCGCCTTCTATGCAATAATTAAGTCCTAATGGAACAGCATTAAATGGCTCAATGTTATCTATTATGTAAGTCCAATCATCATAAGAAAATAAAACAAACACGCTTAATCTGCCATCTATATTATAAAAAAGAATCTTGTTAACAGTTCGTTTGTTTATATGGTCATAATATTTATAATGCCAAATTTTTCTTATTTCTGTTTCATTAAATATTTGAATTACTCTTTTTTGAGATGAGCCATCAGCAATAGGCAAAGCAAGAGTTTCAAACCCAATTCCCGTTTCTAGCAAACCGCTTTGATTTTTATAATTATAACTCATTATTGTTTTGTTTTTTGCATCTATATTTTCAGAAAAATTGTTAAAGCTTATTGTTTTTTTTACACCTTTTTTTGTTTTGATATTGTTTTTATAAAACATTTTTCTCCTCGTTTTATTTAAGATTATCTAGCGAAAACCTTAACTCCACTTTCGTGGCTTTAATTTTATTTCACTTTTTTTTCGCATTGCCATTTTAATTCCATCTTTATATCTTTTTTCCCAAATATCCGCCTCGTTATGTTCTCCTCTAATTAAACAATATTCACGGGCAACGCCATAAGCCAAAACCTGTGGTAACAGTTTTCCAGCAAACAAAGTGTCATCATCAAAATTTAAATCATCTGGCATAAAGCTATAAATGATATTTGCAGAATTCGTATTTGCTTTAATATAATTTGAAAATAATTTATATAAAATGTTATTATCGTTATCATCATAAAGTCTGTATACATCTAAAATACTTTGAGTAAGCAAATTAAATTCAAATTGTCCGTTTTTGAATATTATTTTTTCTTCATAAAAAAGAGGCAAATAATCTGCACTTGTTTCTTTATAAATTAAATTGAAACATCTTACTAAAAAATCTATTTCTTTTTGTTGTGCATCTGTTATTTCGTTGGTTGCATTTTCATCAAAAAGTGATGTTTCTAAAAGTTCGTTTCTTCCAAGAAGCACCAGTGATGTTTCTATTATTTCTTTTACTTTCATTCCAACTCCTTTTAGTTATTTCAGCATATCTTTTACAATATTTAAGGTTTGATTATTTAATCGTTTTTCTGTTCTTAAATTTTCATTGTCTATACTATCAATTATTTTTTTGATATTTTCAATTCGAGTTTTTTGAACTAACTCTAATGTTCGGGCATCAAGAGTTTTATAAGGAACACTTAAACAAAAAGTGTTATTTATTTGACCTTTGTGATGAACTTCAAAACCTCGTGTTTTTGAATTAAAAACAATAAAATAATTTTCATCTATCTCACGCAATTGCTCGGATATAAAATAAACATCTGTTTCAACTTTGATTAACATTCTCTCTCCGTTTAAGTAAAAAACTTCCTTAAAAAATAATTTTTAAGAAAGTTTTTAGTATGTCTTTAATTTTCAATTATTTTTATTCTGTTATAATTGACTCCACAACTTCAAATGGATTAGTAACTGTGTTTGATATATTCGAAATTTTTGCTTGTGCAATAGGACGGTCGCAAATTAAGTCGGCATATTTAACCAAAGTTGCACTGTAAATTGGATATCCTGCAACTTGTCTTATAACCCTGCCGTCTTCACCTTCTAACCAATTCCAATCACAAAGTTGATGTAAAACAAAATCTTTTGTATTAAGCATATATAATGTTCCACTTTCAACAAATCTATCTGCAACAAATGGAATTCCATTAAAAGTTATTGCCTTATAGCCACCTGCAAGTTCCATAATATCAACATTTCTTTTATAGTAAGATAAATATTGTTGATATGCTTTTCTAACATCTCTCGCACAAGAAATAAAATCAATTTCTCCGCCCGCCTTGTCTTCCAACGCATCAATTGCATCTTGTAAAACAATGTCGGAGATTTCTTTTTCACTGTTATCTTTATACGCATTTAACCAAGGGTAAGTTGTTCGGCTTAATCCATAAAGGTCGCCTGAACCAAAGATTGCTTCTAGTCCTGTTATTTCAAAATCTTTTGAACCCTGAACATATAAATTTGCTCCAGTTGCCAATGTTCCTAAGCTAGACGGAAAATCCATATAAACTTTATTATCGGTTCTATCTACATAAGAAACTCGGTAACCACTAAATGTTGTATCTTTAACATCGTTAACATAAACATCTAAAATCATTCCTTCTATAATATTGCGAGTATCAGTAACTGTGAAATATGTTGTTCCTGATTCTATTGCTTCTGATGTGGTTGCCAAAAGTCCGCTACCATTGCCATAAAGCATTCTGCCTAAATTAAAACTGCTTGCTTTTATTAAACCTTCCATTTCATCATTTAAAAGATTTACAAATGCCCCTGCATTATTTTCTGAAGCACGAATTGCTTTATCAGAAATTTCAATTTTCCCATATAAGTTTTTTAAGCTTGTTTTAAACTGCACATATTTATTATTACCTGCTGACGGTAAATTACCATCTTCACTTCCTGCTCCTATTCCGCCATTAATTCCATATGGAGCAAGTTTAATAATTTCTTTGCCCCATACATTAGCAGAAGATTGTTTTATTTTTCCAAGAAGTGGATTTGCATTAATATTAAGTTGATTTGCAACAACACCTAAATATACACTTTTAAGTGCCGCTTCTGCATTGTTTAAAGTAACTGCCATTTTTTCTCCTTTATTTTAATTAAAAATATTAATTAAAATTAAATTTTAATTATTTAATTAAATTAATTTAATTTTAATTAATTTAATTTTTAATTATTTAATTTTTAATTATTTAATTTTAATATTTTTTGATTTTTTTAATTTAATTAAATTATTTTTTAGTATTTTTATTTAATTTTTTTAGATTTTTTAATTTAATTAATTAAACATTTTTTTAACAATTTCCTTAGCTTCTTCTAAGTTGGTTGGTTTTTGTAGCGTACGCAAAGGTATTCCACTTCCAACCGAACTTAAAATTATTTTCGGTGATTTGTTTTTTTGAAGGTCTTCTAAATATGATTTTAAAATGCTTTGTTTAACATCATCGTGAGTGTTAATAAAATTTTTTATAAACTCATCATTTTTTAAAAGCTCTTCATCAGATTGAATATTGGTTTCCTGAGTTGAAGTTAAATTATGAGTTTGCTTTTGCGGTTCAATTTGCGTTTTTTCTAATGCAGTTGTTTTATTTGAAAGTTCATTTTCTAGATTGTTCTCTACATTTTCATCATTCTCTTCATTCTTTAATTTCAATTTTTCAGTTAGGTTTTCTGTTTCATTAATTACCTTTTCAAGCTCTTTCAATCTTTGACACTTTCTAGTAAACTCTGCCTGCAAATTGTTATAGGCAGTAAGCAAACTTTCAGTGTTTTTAAATTTTCCTAAGGAGCCAACAGTTTGCTCAAAAATGTTCTCATTATTCTCATTATTTTTATTTGCATCTGCAAGTAACATTTGGCTTTCTTCTGGTTGTTCCTTATTAATTGTGTTTTGCATAAAAAATCTCCTTTAAAAATTAAATTATTAATAAAATAATTAAATATTTTTTATTAATTATTTATTTTTTATTAATTTTTTATATTTAATTTAATTAAAATTAAATATATTTTTATTTTTTTATTATTTATTTTTAATTTATTTTTTTAAATTTTCAATATTTAATTGTAATTTATTTTTGTGTTCAGCGATATGGTTTAAAATGTTATTTAAAAGATTTGAATTGTTTTTTCTTTCAACCTCTCCGCCTAATAAAAATGCAGTGTGTTCTGAAATATGAATTTCGTGGTCATCAATTTCAGAAATTTTTGAGTTTTTATTTTCAATAAACATAAAATTTTCTTTTGAAGCTTTGCTGGCTTGTAACTCATTTAAATCACGAGTGCCTTCCCAAAAGCCAAAACCTAAAAGTTCTAATACTTTGGCTCTCATTTTATTTGATAATTTTCCACTTTCATCTTTCAACAATCCTGACTTTAAAAGTTCAAGAATTAAATTTCTTCTTTGAGAATTGCTTTCGCCTAATTCATTTTCGGTTTCAAAAATTATATCATCTGAAGAAATATCATTCGAATTAAAATAAAACATTTCAAGCTCTCCATTGCTACCAACAATTTTAGTAAGTTTTGGAATTTTAACAAATTGTTTGTAAAGTCTTAAAATATGTTTTGCAATTTCTTTTATTGCATTTTTAATGCTGTCGCTTGTTATTAAAATTTTATTTTCGTCTTGTTCAATTAAAAGTTCTAAAGCTGTTCCACTTAAATTTTTTGAAGTATATTGATTATTTGAAAAGTCTGACACTCCGCTCATATTTGCAAATTCTTTTATTAAAGATTCTTCTTCCTTAGTGAAATCAAATGGCATACTGTCATTTTCCATATATTTTGGTGCGGTTGTTCCTTGCCGATAAACCAAAACTTTTCCTGGGCAAAGACCATCTTCTTCTAAACTTTCAATATCCAAAGAACCATCTTCAACCGTTAAAACCCCCATTGAAAGACGATTTAAAAATTCGTGCTTTCTGTTTTTTATGGCATTATATGCTCTTTGTAATGGAATTAATCTTTCAATTATACTAATACCCCAAAAGCAACCAACTCTTGGAATTGAAACTTGTTTAATGAATGGAAAAGTTCGGTTATTATCTGTGTCGTTTATAAAAGGTAGTCCGCCAATATGCAAAAGTTTGTTTTGTGCAACAATAACCACTCTACCATTTGGATATTTTATGCTTGGCGCTTCGTATCTTTCAATAACAACAGCATAATTTTTTTTGATTACAGCATTATTTTGCGTGTGTAAATTATCAAGTGTTAACACATTTATTTCTTCACCTTCAACATCTACACCCCATTGATTTTTAATTTCTTCAATATGATAGGCACGAGCATGAATTATGCTTCTAGAATTTTTTATTTCTTGCACTTCAACACTTTCTGGATATATCTCAAATGGTGAAATTGCTAAAACTTCTACATCGCCACTTTTCAAAGGAGCACCGCTTTCTAAATTAGCAATAACACTTCCTTTAAAATTATTCCAAACAACTTTATAAAAACTTGTGCCACAAATTTCACTCCATTTGGTTGCTTCTGAAATTATTGCATTCATTTCTGCCTTGTTATAAATTGATTCAACTATTTTTTTAGATAATTTTGCCGTTTTAATATCCGAATCATCATTGGATGCAGGTAAAACATTAATTTTAGGTCGCACTTTTTGAAGTTTAGACAACCGCCTTTCAACTATTGGTGAAATATGATTATAAACTTCTTGTTGTTGCCAAAAAAATCTTTTTTTATAGGTTTGTATTTCATCAACATTTTTAATAAAACAATATTGATTACCTGCTAAAAAGTTCATATTAAGTTGCCATTGCGCTTCAAAATTTCGTCTTTCTTTCTGACGCTTTTTAAAATCATCTATTATTTCTTTAATTAATAGTTTCTCGGCAACCTCCTGTTCATCTTTTTGTTTTTTTGTTAATCTTTTCATTGTTTCTCCTTCATATGCTTTAAGGCAATTCTTCTTCATTTTTAAGAATATTAAGAAGTCTATTTCTTTCTTTTAGTAATTCTTCATCTGTCATATTCTCTAACTCACTAAGCGATTTACCATCATAATAAGATAGAAATATTTTTATGGCTGATATATCTGGCGGAAAATGTTTTTTAGTAATCTTTCTTTTGTTTAATATATCTGCTCCGTTTTCATCTACAATATATTCTTCAACAATTTCGTTCACATCATAGCCGACTGCCTTTTTCATTAATGCCTTTTTTATTGATTTCTCTTCATTGGCTTGCATTTTTTCATTCCTACTTAATTAAAAAAACTCGTAAGTTTTCACTTATGAGTTTTCTGCACATATAATAACACCGAGATTTTAATAAACAATACTTACAGGACAAAATTTTTTAAACAAGGCAAACAATGGGCAAGCAACAAATTAAAAAATCGAGATAATATCTCGATTTCAAAACTTTAAAATTGATTTAAAAATTCTTTTCTTTTTGAAGAACGAAAAATTATTATTGAAATAAGTGTAACTAAACCAATTCCACCAACTGAACCTATCACAATCCAAAGCCATGTTAAATCGGCACTTTCTGGATTATCTTCTTCAATTTCTAAAATAAGAACAAAATCTTCTGTTATTGTTAAGTTAATGGTAGTTGAAGTTGCTGTTTCGGTTGGTTTAATAAAATTAGATAACGGGCGAGTTCCTGCTACTTTCCATTGTTTAAACCTAAAATTATCTTTCATTTCTACTGTTATTTCAATGCTTTTTCCAACTTGCACTGATTGATTGAAAATGTCAATAAAATCCACAGAATGTTCATTAACCCAAACACCATCTACATAAAGTTTGCAAGCATTTTTATCAATAGGAGTTTGAATATTTAGATTGCAAACATTTTCTGTAAAATTGGCCTGAATTGTATAAACCACAACGCCATCTTCAATAATATATGGAATTTCAGAATCTTCATCAAAATTTAAATAGGTTATATTAGTATTAGTTCCTACTTGACCAAAAGCTATTGTTATAGATTTTTTCGCTTGCATATTATTTCCTGGTGCGCCACGCATTGCAATTGTTTTTTCATTGTTTTCATCTAGCCAGCTCCAATTTGCAAACGCAAATGAATTGCTAACAGGGTCGGCTACAAAAGTATATTCTTCGCCTCCACCTCCATATACAATTGTGCGTGTAAATGATGATTGTTTAATTGTTGATGAACCTTGCATTACAAGACCTCTATTAGAGTCTTCTGTAATAATTCTTAATATATAATTGATATTTTCAGTGGTTGCATAATAAGCACCAGCGGTTTTTGCATTAGCCGAAAATTCATATCTTGCTAAAAAATCATTTATAAAAACCAAATTAATTTGTGAATTTGTATCTGTTTTTATTAAGTCTTTTACCTTTTTATAATTTAAAAATTCATCAATTATTTCAACTTCAATTAAAAGTCTATCTCCGAATTTAAAAACAGTTAAATCTGTTGGAGCAAAACTATCATTTTCAAAAAGATAAATTGTACATTCAACACCTAAATCATTTAAACTAGAATTTAACATTATTGAAAAACTTTCGAAAATCTGCAAAACTATAAATTGAAAACTTTCTTTTTTTGTCCACACCGTTTCTACATCCCAAACATATAAAAAGTTCCAAATTTCTTCATCGCCAATTGTTGCAGACTGTAAAAAGTTGTTTGTGTCGCCAAATATAGCCGATTCTTTATAATCAATGTTTATATTAATATATCCGTTTGATTTGCCAATGAATGAAATTCCTGTTTGATTGTTAAATGTATAACAATATGAAAGTTTATCATCTGAAAAACCTTTAACTTCACCAAAAATTCTTCCATTTAAAACATCGGCATTAAGATGAGAATAATTATATATTATTACTCCACCACAAAATATATTTGAAATAAGCCCTAATGTTCCACCTCTTTCAGCAACGCCCACAAAACCACCTAAAACTAATTGTGTTTGAGGGTCCACCAACGAACTAACTACTGTTGCTGTAATAATGTTTGTATTGTTTGGAACTGCAAAACAATTTGTTATTATTGAATTAACTGCATTTCCTATAAACCCACCAATTGCAGTTAAAAGCGCTTCGCTTGAATGTTGTGTTACTTCAATGTCTGTTTTAACATAAGAATTTGTTATATTTGAATTAATCGCACTTCCAACAAGACCACCTATATTTGCCGAAGCTTTAATTTCGGCATTGATATTGCCACTTGCATATACTTGGTTTATTGTTGAATAATTAACCGTTTGTGCTAACATTCCAAAATCTGAAGTTAAAAAAGAATAATCTTGATTATCAAATGTATATGTATCAGGAATTATAATTCCTAAATTGGTTATTGTTGCATTATTTAATGCAATAAATAAATTATTGCTTAAAGTAATCGTAAAGCCATTTCCGTTTAACTCTCCACTGAAATTTATAGGTGTCCAATCATTTAAAGTTATATTTTCGGTTAAAATAAAACTTTGATTTTCAGGGTTAGTTAACTCTGAAACAAAATTGCTATTCGTAAGTTCAATTACTTCATCTGCTTTTACACTTACATTATTACCAGCATTAATGTTTGTTAGCATAATTCCTGCTGTTAATATAAACACAAAAATATATAATATTTTTTTCATTTTTTCTCCTAACCTATGATGTAGGCTTTATTGTTGAATTATAATCTAAATTATTATACCATATTTAAACAAAATTACAAATAAAAAAACATTTTATAATTATAAAAAAAAGCAGAATTTGAACTTTTGGCTTTTAGCACAGTGTATTGCACTGTAATTCAAATTTCCGCTTTTAATATTTAAAACTATCTTCCTTGCCCTTTGTCCCAACAGTTTCTTTGACTTTGAATATAAGCAATTTTTGCTTCAACCGAATCAAATACTTCGGTTAAAAATTCTTTATCATAATTTGTTAGCATATCAAAGTATGATTTTTTAAATTCTGCGTTGTTCTGACCTAATGTAACTAAAAATTCTAGTTTTTCAACATCAGCAGGATAATCAACACAATTTAAAATAATAAAGCAACCTTGTGGCAAACCTAAATTTAAACATCTCTCATATAAAGCATCTGCCAATGTATTATCATAAAACGCAGGATTATTCATTCCCAAAGATAATATTATCCACTCTCTATCACTAAGTTCAATTGAATTATTTAAACTTGCATTACACAAACTATGATAGATTTCTTTAACCATATTTTGCATCGGTTTAACATTTGGCTCTAATGTTTTTGAATTTTCTTCAAAATCGAGATATGTTTTTAAAATGCTTTCTGCTTTTTTTATATTTGTTAAACATTGCTTATTTGACTTTTTATTATCATTATTATTTTTTAAAGTTTTTATTAATTGATTTTGATATATTTTATGCATCTGATTAATTAAAGTATCTAACGCAAAATAAGCATTATTTCTAGCACTTTTGTTTAAAGGATTGAATAAACTTTCTAAATAATCAAGAGATAAAAAAGGTGAACATTTGGCGGGCACATTAAATTTATATGTTAAGTATTTATAAAACTCATTTAAGTTTGGTTCTAAAACATAACCATTTTCATTGGTTATTTTTTTATAAACACTCGTCTCTTGCATTTGTTTTAATTTTGTAAATTGCATATCTATTATGCAAAAGCATTTTATCATATTTTCAAAAGTGGTTTTTTGTAATAATATTTCAGGAATAACCACCAGATTTTTATCATCTTTATTTTTTGATTCTTCTTCTATAACATAACGCAAATCTTTTATATTATTAGAAGATGCAATATAAGATAAATATACTTCCATAAGTTTGCAATAAGTATTATCATTTATGCAATCAAAATATAAAGCTGCTAAAGCTATGTTATTATATGTTCTTTTTAGCTGATTTTTAGCTAAAAAAGGAATGTTTTTTCCTATCATTTCATCCTTAATAAACTTAATTTTATATAAAATATAACTATTTCATACAATTATATTGTAACTTTATTATGACAATTTGTCAATATGCTTTTAATTTAAAATTTGTTACCTTATTTAAAATCCACTATTTTTATTCATTCTTATTAACTTTTCTTTATTTTTTTGAATTTCTGATTTAACTTTTTTGGTAAATTTATTATGACTTTTAGACATCAAATAATAACGCAACTCATCAAGAGCATGGTCGTTTTTCTTTAAAGGGACTTCGCCATTGCCCCAACTATAACTTTTAATTTCTTTAATTAAATTAACACAATTTTTAAAAATATAAAGTCGGACCGTTCCTTCAGCATCTTTCAAATACCATTTAACTTTGTTAATGCCAGCAAATAAATCTTTGTTTACATTTGTGTTTACCAAAATGCTGTTATCATAAAACAATTCACTAACCGACTTTTCACCCGCAAGCGTTCTTTGATTAGATGCACTATCTATAAGTGAACAAATCATACCATTACTGCCCACAAACCAATTCAAGCTTTTGCATATTCCTTTTATTTTTTCTGCATGATATTCCACTGTTTGTTTTGCTTCATAATGTATCAACGCAAAGCGAAGTCTAATAAAATAACATAAAAAATACAACGCAAAGCGAAGTCAGTTATTTGAGTAAAAAAAAGGAACTTGCCTTTGCAAATTCCTTCTAACCTATAATATCTAAATCTACTAAGTCATCTAATGGTATCTTTATTGTTCCCATTATAACTTCCTGATTTATCAAATCTACTTTAACTGTTCCTTCATATTGCTTATAGTATCCATCAAAATAATATTCTATTTTTACGATTGTTTTCTTTTCAAGTTTCTTAATATTATCGGATATTTTATTAACAATCTCCTCGTCTATATCTGCCTTTGCAATACGCTCGTGTTTATATTCCTTTAATCTCAATGCCTCCTGAAGACCCTTAAGAGCATCAAAAGGAGCGAATTGCTTCGCTCTATCACTTCTGCTCATTTTTACTCTTTCCGCCACTTCTATGTCCTCCTATCATTTCATTTCGTTCACGCTGTGTTGACTTTTCGTGCAAGTCAAAACCACGTAATAAAGCATTCTTTCCAAACTTGTCCTGTATATCAAGGATCGTTTTTACCATTTTCTTTTCACGGTTTATTTGCTCATAATCATAAAAGAAATTATATTGCTCTGCTTGGCTTTCAGGTTTTAAATCCTCAAATGCATATGCCAACTGTCTAATATCTCGTGTTTTATCAACCAACTCATCAAATGTTTTTTCTGCATATTTACCTATAATAGAATAAACATTCATTACAACTTCCATCTTACAGGACTTATGCACTCCTGCTCTTCCCATATACCCTAGTTTATCGCCATCTTGAGCCTTTTGATATCCCACAAAAATAACCATTTTATTTGTAACCACACCTTCCCTGGCTAAACGATAACAACCGTCTTGTATCATCTCAGATAGAACAATTTTCGCATCCTCATATTTATAAGGTTGTGGCAGAATTTGTGAGTTAGAGAATGATCTACCGCCTTTTCTCTTATATGCTTTTATATCCTCCATCAAACAAGTTTCTCTGCCCCACGCATGATCTATGAGCAACTCAGCATTAATACCAAATTCCTTGTATAGTTTATCTTCGTTATAGTTAGCAATACCTGCCATGTCAGTTATTCCCATACTTAACAAGCGATTTTGAGTCCCTGTTGATATGCCCCAAAAATCTGTAATCGGTGTATGATGCCACAGTGTTTTTATAAACTTATCTTCAGTAAGCCAACCAATACGGTCAGTAGCGTGCTTTGCTGTTATATCTAATGCTATTTTAGCCAAATAAAGATTTGTACCAATTCCGCAGGTTGCTGGTATTTTCAATTTGTCATATATTTCATCCATTAATTTTTTAGCAAACTCTTTTGCTTTTAGATGATAAATATCAAGGTAATCCGTTGCATCAATAAAGCACTCATCTATCGAATAAACATGAATGTCATTCTTGTCTATATACTGCAAATAAATCTCATATATATCACTTGCAAAATCAATATATTTCTGCATTTGCGGTGGTGCTATTATATACTCCATGTTTTTTGGAATTTCAAACAACCTACAACGATTCTTTATTCCCTTTGCTTTCATTGATGGAGAAACTGCAAGGCATATCGTTGATTCACTTCGTTCCTTATCTGCTACAACTAAATCTGTTGTCATTGGATCCAGTCCACGAATAGAACATTCTACGGAAGCAAAAAATGACTTCATGTCAATAACAAAATAACAACGCAATTTATCAGCCATATTTACCTCCTTAATGTAATTATAGCCAAATTATATCATATATTTTAATTTTTTGCTCGTTTTTTGATTAAAATAAAAAAATCACCTACCTTTTGGTAAGTGATTATTTTTTACTTATTCAATAATTTATCATTAGCCTTTAATGTTATTCTATTTGTTAATGTTATTGTCGCCTCAAGCTTTGTTTCATCCTCTAATGTTGTTGTTAGTTTTATCGGTGTGAAATAAATCAATGTACTGTGTTCATCGCACTTTTCACCATTAACTCTTAATGTGTGATGGAACCATCCTGCATACACGGACAACTTTTTACCGTTATAATCATATTCTTTATAAGACAAAAACAATGATGCAATAAGGAATATAATCGCAAATGGCAAGAATGCAAATATCCATCCTGCCTCGTATGTTGGCTCAAATTCAAATGAAACTATCTCGTATGAATCGACATCACCGTCAATATATATAAGAAAACTCTCTGCTGTTTTAGTTCCATATGCTGTGAAATAACCTCTATCTGTTTCTAGTAAATGATCGCTTGAATCGTAGTATTTTATAGTTGCATAGCCTGAATTTACTGGTCTATTAAATGTTAAAGTCATATCAATTGAACTCTCATCCAAACTAGAAAGATATTCGCTTGATGCAGTATCATCCACCAATTCTAATTCAGGTTTACTTGCATTAATTAATATAGGCAGGAATATGATAAACGCAACAATTACAATCCATATAATTCTATGTGTCCATAGTTTTGTTTTTTCGTTCATACTCACCTCCTATACACCATAAAAGTTTGCTGGATCACTTAACCAATAAAATGCCTCATCAAAGTAGTCATCATGATTCCACCAAGCCTCATCAGTTTTCTCTTTTACAAAAGTAACACAATAATCATTGAAAAACTTTCTTAATTTCTTAATCAAGTCATCAATGTAACCTTTCTTAATTATTATCCAGTCACCAGCAAACATTCCATTTTCGTACGGTCTGTTTGCGGTTCCTTTTTCAATTGATGCTACATTTTCAGGATAATATCGTTTCAAATCTTCATATGATGAAATAGTATTATGTTTCAAAAAGTTATTTATTTTATGTAGCATGTTATAAGCATTGTATTTTTCTAACTGATCAATTTTTTTGCCATTTCTATCACCTGCTAAACCATCCGTGAATTTTGTAAGCGCATCAAATTTGTAATCCTTTCCTTTATAACCAAGTTTACACATTACAATTAACATAATTCTGTCTGTTTCAGTAGCAAGTTTACTGATAAACTGACAATAAAGTGATTGAATTATTTGTTGATATTTTGGTTCTCTTCTAAATGACGCAAATCGAGATTCAATTTCAATTTCATCAATATCATCAGGATCTGATGTAAACGCCAAAGCACCAAGTCGATTCTTTTCATAAACATCGCTTGGTTTTTCAATCATATCAAAAATTGGTTTATACTCGTTATTCCAGTCATTTGCAAAGTTATCTAGTAATCCATTAAAAATGTTAATCATGTAGTCATACTTTTCTTTTTTTGCTGGAATAAAAAACTTCTCTTTAGTTTTCTTTAATGGCTCTGGTATAAAATCAGTTATACCAATATCTTCACAAGCAAATTTATACCTTTCGACATCAAGTAATAATCTGCCATCCCTTTCATGCATTCCCCAATATTCTCGCTCTCGAAGACATGGAGATTCCCATGTTGGTTTTGATTCGTATTTTGAGTAGTCGAATCCATCTACATCTTTGATTTTTGTATTCATATTATTTTACTCCTTTATATAAAAATCCTTTTTTATACGAGTAAAACAGTGCATCGGATAAAACGATACTTTATTATTTTAGCATAAAAAAATAAAAAAAACAACAATATAGACAAAAAAAAGACCACCTATCATTTAGATAAGTGGTCATTCTTATAATTCTATTGGCTCTGTTATTCTCACCATATCGTTGAAAATGAATATTGCCTCATTGTCTCTGATGTTTACTCTTTCCACAAGTTTTCTAAAAACATTGTCGTCAAACTCTTCAAATATTTGTTTCTTTGAAAGGAATTTCTCGAGGTCAATTACCTTCATATTTGTAAACCCAAATTTTTCTTGTTCCTGTAATCGTTGTTCCTTTTCAGCTTTTATTTCCGCCATTTTAGCCATAACTTTCTGTGATTCCGCCATCACTTGTCCTGTTCTGTCACTAACGGATTCTTCTACCAATTTCCAAACCTGTCTTTGTAAATTATTTAATTCTGCATCAAGTTTTGCAATGCTATCCTCACTGACACGCTGATCAATGACACTTTGAATGTTTTGTTTTACTGTGGCCAACAATTCATCTTGATTATCAATTAATTTGCTTAATGCCCTAACAAAAGCACCCTTCAAACTATCTTCCTTGACTTGTTTTTGATGACATTCATCACCATGCAATTTATGGTTAATGCAAACCCAAGTATGAACTATGCCTTCCTTTGTACCATAATAATGCCTTCTTAATTTGCTACCGCATTCCATACAATAAAGTTTATTTGAAAATGGATAAAGTGATGTATAAACACTTCTACCTGTATTGCTGTAACCTCTTAATGAATTGCGATACTCCGTTTCTTTTGCCAATCTTTCAAACATTGCTCTGCTTATAATGGCAGGATGATGATTTTCTATTAAATACTTTTTTTGTGTCGTATTTGCAACTCTTCGTCTTGATTTAATATCAGTTCCAATAGTCTTTTGATATAACAAATCGCCAACATATAACTCATTTGACATCATACGAAGAATTGTTGATTCATACCATTTATCACGCCCTGTGGGGCTTTTTATGCCCTTTTCTGCCAATAGTTTTGATATTTGATTAGTTGTATATCCATTTAAATAAGAATCGCATATAAAACGAATTACGCTTGCCTCTTGCTCGTTTATAACATACTGTGCATTAACTGTTTTATCGTTTGCCTTTATAATATCGTATCCATATGCATGATGCAATGTATAATAGCCTTGCTCTATTCTTTGCCTCTTGCCCCATGCAACAGAGTGACTTAAATTCTCTGAATATTCTTGTGCTGATGCCGATTCTAATGTTATACGAAGTCGTGTCGCCCTTTCATCATCAAGACTATTTATCTTTTCCATTTCAAACATTACTGGAATATTCTTTTCTTTTAATTTTTCCAATATACTCAAACAATCAACCGTATTTCTTGCAAACCTTGACACAGACTTACAAAGTATCATGTCTATTTTACCATCCATTGCATCATCAATCATACGCAAGAATTCTTTACGCTTTCGCATACTTGTTCCTGTGATACCTTCATCTGCGTATATCCCAGCAAAAATCCAACCATCGTGTTCGCTTATCATCTTTGTATAATAAGCCACCTGTGATTTATAACTTGTTTCTTGCTCTTCGCTATCCGTTGAAACACGACAATATGCACAAACTCTTTTAATTGCTGAAGACCTGATGATATTATAATCATTCTTTTCTGCCGTTACTGTTGGTGCTATGACCTTAACATTTGGTGCTATCATTTACAATTACCTCCTCAATTTCGTCCTTTCCTGCAAACACAGGAAATACCCTAACAGTCATACTTAAACCGCATTTGAATATATACTCAAATTTCGATCTATTATGGATTATAATTTTCTCTACCATTTGCACAAATGGCTCTGTTTCAAAGTTGCTTAACTTCTTGTACCTTTCAAATATGTTTTTTGCCAAAAGTAATGCTGTGTTTGATTTCCTTATTTCCAGGTCATGTTCGCAAACTTCTCTTTGTTTGTTTTGCAATTCCACTATCTTCTTGACAAGTTTCTTGTATTCCTCGCCAAGTCTATAAGTTAGGCAGTCGTTTGCCTTTAATTGCATGAACATTTTTTCTTTTTGCAATAATCCGTCAAGTTCTGTTTTTATTGCATCAATTTCTGCGTTTTTGCAATATTTATCAATGTCAACGGTGTTCTGTATTTCATAAAACTTGTTATAGCAAGCAACAAAACCATCTCGCAACGCACCGACCTTTATACTTTGATTATTTCTGCACGCTTTTGCACCATATTTCTCACATTTTCCACATCTGAATGCAATTCTCGTATATTCATCGGTCAAATGCTTTCTCGGACTGCGATGCATAAAACTTCCACACTCTCCGCAGAAACAAATTTGTCTGAATGGATCGTATTCGTGCTCTTGAAGTTCTTTTCTTGTCACATGGCGTTTGCTTGCGATTTTATCCTGTACCTTCTGCCAAAGTTCATCACTTACTATTGGTTCATGTGCCTTTTCAACAAAGTACATTGTTTTCTCTCCATAGTTTATTTTTCTCATTCCACGATCATCATTGTAACTTTTATCTAACAAAATATCGCCTTTATACTTCTCATTGTGAAGAACATTCATCAATGCTGATACTGACCAAGGATTCCCTCTTACTGTTTTCAAACCCTGCCTGTTTAACTCTTTGCAAATATCTGATGCTCTCATCCCATTTGCATATGATTCGTACATCCATTTCACATGCTTTGCCTCTTCTGGTTTTACATAAAGTTTCATCCCATCTTTGAAACGATAATCATATCCGTAAAGGTTATTGCCATTAAGATAAAATTTGCCTTGTTCCATTGCCTTTTGTGACCAACTTTTACTATATTGAATGTCTTTTTCCAATTCATCCTGTGATAAATAACTGTGTAAAACCAAGTTCATTGTCGCATCGGTCATTGTGTTTATGCCTTCCATTTCAAAAATGACTGGAATGCCTAATTCTCGCAATATTTCAATGGTTTGCATAGTTTGAAGAACATTCCTTCCAAACCTTGCTACTGACTTGCAATAAATTACATCAATTTTTCCTGCCTTACAGTCTGCAAGCATTCTTTGAAATTCTTTCCTTCTCGTGTAATGCATACCGCTGACACCCTGATCAACATAAATGCCTGCATTGATTAAATTAGGATCGTTTTCAATTTTGTCATAAAAATATTGAACTTGTGTGTTGATACTTGTTTCCTGTTTTTCCTGCCAAGTGCTTACACGACAATAAGCACACGCTCTTTGTAATTTTTCCATTTGATATCCTCCTCTAAAATGGTAGTCACATTAAGCAGTATTTCCGTCAAAATTGCAAGTCATTTCGCAAAGAATTGTCTGTTATTTTTGAGTATTTTTCTTGCTTTGCAAATTAGCGACTACATACACAAAATAGTAAAAATAAAAAGACCGCTTTTTACACGGTCTTTCTATCTAAACTATGCTAAAAGATGCTTTATTTTTTGCATCTATCAATTCAAATTCCCTGTATGATATAATGCCTTTATCTAGTAAACTGCGAATTATACCATATGCCAATTTATATTTTATTTGATTTATCATCGGCTTTATCCTCCGATTTTGTTTCTTTTACATGAATGCCATATTTAGCAAATTGCTTGAATATCTGATCAAATCCTGTTGCTGACAAACCACTTGCACATCCAACCAAAATTGCGGTTAAAACATTTGTTGCAACAATCAAATCAGGATAAACAAAATATAAAAACAAACCTAGACAAATACCAATTATTCCACCAATCAAAGGAATAAATCTGAGTAGTTTTTCATTATCTTTTGCTATATATGTTTTATAAACTGACATTAATGCATAAACAATTGCCACAATAACTGGCACACAAACTATTTCTACCATATTAATCTCCTTCTACTGAATTCTCAATTATAAAATCAGTCATTTCTTTGCTGACTGAATCGTATTCTTTAAGAGCCCTTTTCAGTTCTCCATTTGTCTTCCCATCCCTTAGCGCAATTGAATTGGCTTGAGCCAAATCCGCAACTGCATTAAGACTTTTAATAATAAGAACATCCTTTCTGTGTCTTTTATGTTCTCTCTCCTCATCTTCCTTTTGCTTTTTCTTAAAATATGATTGCAAAAAGAAAAGCACCATCCCTGAGATGATGCTTGCACATATACTTACTATTATTGCTATCATAAAACTCCCTTCTTAATAAAAAACGATAAATCCAGCGTAACCGCCGTCACCTCCGTTGGCTCCACCTGCAGGCGATCCTGATCCACCGCCACCACCTCCATTTGAGCCAGCACTTCCATTTGATCCACTTCCTGTATCACCAGCATTTCCACCATTACCGTATGATCCACCGCCACCACTACCTTGTGATTGCGTATATGATGTTTGAGGACCACTACCACCTGATCCTGTTAAAACAAGTGATCCCTGATGACCTTCTGGATTACCCATTACAGGTGCATAAGTATTTGTAAATGTACAGGAATTTCCTGCTACACCATTATTCTTTTTACCTCCACCTGTTGAATATTTCCTTCTAATTGTTGGTAGTAATTGATATGATTGAACTGATATAATTCCACCACCGCCATAACTATCTTGAGACCATCTTGGATGATTTGATACACCACTATATCCACCAAAACAGGCAATTTGTTCAGTGCCACTTGATTTATACATATGAAATCCAGGTGCTTGATAAGTTGTGTCATTACTGTTTGCAGTCCTACCATTTTTTGAACTGTCGGAGTCAACTACAATCTTGAAATAATCATTATTTAAAATACAACAAGTAACGAAGACCTTACCGCCTCCGCCACCGCCTACTCCTCCCCAGTTACCTGCAAGAAACCAGTAAGCACCACCTCCGCCTTTGCCACCTGCTCCCCAACAAGCCAGGTTTACAATACAATCTTTGTTTGGTGCTTTTGATTGAACAATAAGTGTTCCTGTGGCACTATTTGGTGAATCTGATGCATAGAGCGTTCCGTTAACATTATTTAAATAAACAGTAAAACCTGTACCAGTTCTTGTATATTTTGCGTTAATATTTCTTGGCCGAGTGCCATCATAAGAAACTGAATATGCAGTGCCTGATACCTTAATTTTACCTTTTGATGCGTCATAATTAGAGTCCGTACTCCATCCATTATCATTCATTAATGACCATCCTGTTAAAACTCTATTCAAAACTACACCTTTTATTTTATCAGGAAATGCAGGATTTTGGTTGCCAATTGTTGACACTCCAATCTCAGTAGTACAATCAAACAAATTCCTTCCTTTAAATTTTAGTGTTCCCAATTCTGCCTCCTTTAACAATCAGTAACTTCACTTACAATTTTTTCTTTAACTGAATCATAAAGAGTCTTTAAATCAGAACTTCTAATCCCTTCAACACCAACAACTTCCGTTCCTCTATAGTCAATAACTTCACATAACTGTTCATTTAGTCCTAACTCTAACCAGATATTCTTATGTTTTAACTTCTTAAACTCAATGGTTTCTTTTGAAAGTTTATCCTCTATAAATAAACCTTCATCTTGGATAGACTGCACTAGTTCTGATTCTTCTTTTATCTCAGGATGATCCCTATAAAATTGCTCAACATCGACAATTTCGTTAATTGGCTTAATTTTATTTGTCTTCTCAATTAAATCAGTCATGTTTCTTTGCAGTAATGAATTAATTTTGACTTTAATAGTTTCAACATCATTGCAATTCCTCTTTTCTGTTTCTCGAGTATCCGCACTTCCATAGACATCCATCTCAATATTAGTAGTGTTATCAACAAAATCATTTATACTCCTTGTTATTTTGTGATATTGATTATCATATATAATTGCCATTAGTACCTCCTAATCAACCAAATCAACCGTTTTCGCCTTTAACAATGTAAAGGTAGTCGTTCCATTTAGCATATTGTTAATTTGTGTTTGTAAATCATTAATCTGATTTTGTAAATTTGTAACTTCTGTGGCTATATCTTTTGAACATTGTGTTGGAACACCATTTTTGATATACACAGGTTTTGTTGTACTACCAACGGTTGATGTCCCTACTTTTACAGCAACTTCTGCTTGTAATGGAAGATCCGTTAATGTCCCATTTGAATTCTTAATATAAGGTTTATATGCCATATTGTCCTCCTAATTATAGTGCTTTAAAGAATAATCCACCCGTGGCTAAACTTGCACTTGGTGTTGTTTGACCTGATGTTCCAATTTCAATCATTTGACCACCAGCAACCGCAATACCCTTTGCATTAACTTGAACTGCACTATATGTTCCTGCTGTGACACCAGAATTGCCGAGCGTAACTGCTATTGTTTTATCTGCAGAACCATCTACTGACTGTGTTGCACTTCCAGTAATTGCCGTTGATCCATCTGCTTTATTACCTGAGCTAACAGAAACACCAATTGTTCTTGCTGTTGTCCACTTGCCAGCACTCGTTGCACTTGTTGCAGAATCAGCACTTGTTGCACTAGCGACTTTGGTTGTTCCATTCTTTATTTTTGTTATCTCTGTCGCATTACTTGATGCCGTGCTTGATGCACTATCAGCAGTTGTCTTTACTTCATCAATTGCTCCAACAACCGTTTTTGATGTTGTAGTCAAAGAATTATCTGTTTTCTTTTGATAATCTGTAAGATCTACTTTATCGCCCTCTAATGCTGAAACATTATAAAAACCAACCCTTACATTTCCATTTGTTTTTAGTTCATTAAGGAACGCCTCATCAGTTGTGTAATTATAAGTTCCTTTCTCTGCACCTTTATCATATATCCATAAATCTGGCACACCTGTAGATTGAAGATAAATAGCATCACCAATATTCCTTACATTTTTTCCTAATGCATTATAAGCTGTAACAAAAGCCTGAATATTCTCATAACTTTCGCCTCTTGATCTTCCTTCCGCCAATGCATAAGCACTATCTGCACGAGCTTGAGCAGTTGAAACCGCTGTTCTAATATCACTATGTGCTGAGTTTGAACTATTATGACTTGAAACCGCTCCTGCTTCTTCAGCACCAATATTTGCTGGAGTAAGATTTACATTTCCTGTCCTATAACTCTGTTCTGCATTACCTTTAACACCAGTGACACCAGCACCACTTTTCAATTCATCAATTGCACCTTGAACTGTGGTTGCAGATAATCCACTATTTGTATTGTCATATTCAACAACACTTGCCTCTGTTTCTGGATGCAATAGCACTGTATCCTGCTCTGAAACCTTTTGTATAATTTGATATTTATTTTTTGTTTGTGCCATTTAGTTTTCCTCCTTTAATAAAAACACATAACTTCCTATTTCCATATCACCTGAAATAGTATTTTGAGTTGAAAAAAGGTGAGAAGTTATCTCACCTAGTTTCATTTTTTGTGTAGCCCCTTCATCACTCGTTAATAACAAAAAATCGTCTTTACTTGCCGATGTGATATCAACTTGAGAATAAGTATCAAGGTTATTTGTTAACAAATTCAAATCACTTGATTGCATATTCCCTATAAGTTCTACACCGTTTATTGATGGCTTGTTATTTAAACGCAAATAATTTGAATTAACTGAAACCTTATCACTTAAATTTATTGTAATGTTTCTGTTTGGTATTTGCGTATCCAACTCATTCAATTAAGTTTCTCTTCCTTAAAACTTCTAGTTTGTTTTGAAAAACCTCTGTCAATATTCCGCCATCATCAAATATGACCGTTATATCAAAACTCGTTATCTTTGGATTAAATTTTTTTGTTTCATCAGGCGATATCGATATAAAATACAAATCATCGCCTAAATTTTCAAATTGTTTTACTATGCCCTGATCACGACAAGAAAAATATATTTTATCAACTTCTGCAGTCTCATCACCACCAGTAACCGTAAGATTTAATTCAAAAATATCGCCTTGAACTAATTTAAATACTTTTGACATTTACACCTCCACCAAGACAATATCGTTGATAACCAACTCTGAACTGTCACTTTGTCTTTTTACTATTTTACAGTTCATTTCTTTTAGAACTCTTCCTTGATTCGCTGATAAAGTGCAATCAACACGGTCTGAATCCAAATTGTCAATAATCGTTATACCTGCATCACTACCCTTTAATGCCAATAATCCCCAATAATCACTCTCTAAACTTGGAACTGGTGCGACATTTCTATTTGAAATTTTGCAAAAGTATGTACACCCCTCATAAAATACCGTATCAATAAAATATTGATCCTTTACATAGTTAGTTGTTGAATTCCAATCACCTTTATTTCTATATGATGTGCCCTGCTTTGGTGCAGGAATATTAAACTTGATGTTTTTATATTCCGTTGATTGATCAGTCGTTATTTCAACAGACATTGGATCTTCACTTCCAATTTCTTCACTTGAAACACTCAAATGATCAATTATATCTTTAGCCTTATTTGCTGTTGTTCGTGCATTGTTAGCAGTATTAACCGCTGTGTTTGACTTTGTGTTTGCATTATTGGCTGTGTTAACCGCATTGTTTGAATTCGCTACAGCAATACTCGCACTTTCAGCTGATTCTCTCGCACTATTTTCTGCTGAATCAGCACTTGTTTCAGCATTTGTTGCTCTTGTCAAAGCATCTCTTGCACTCTGTTCAGCATTTGTTGCATTTGTTTGTGCGATATAAGCACTACTTTCTGCATTGTTAGCACTTACTTGTGCCGACACAGCCGATCGTTCTGCGTTCTCAATTCTATCAAAAGAGTCCCTTGCAATCGCCAAAGCAAGATTAGCATTTTCATATGCCTTTAATATTAAATCGGGATTATCAGAACCCTTTTTTTTTACATACATAACCGATTCTTGTACTTCGATCCTGACAATTTCAAATGGCACAAATGTTTCTGATTCATCTGGCAAATATGCTATAAATTGCATTTTTATCTCACCATTTACTGTTACAGCACTTGGAATTGTAAAGGCAAAGTTTAACTTGTCAAAATCATCAGAATAAGTTGTGTTCTCGTCTTCAGGAGTATATAAAGGAACTGTCCATTTTTCATTCCTTATGTTTTTGAAATCAACTCGCTTTGAATGAACTTCATATTCACTAGGAAAATGAACATTAACTGTTGTTGCATTATTCTCGCCAGCAATAACCTTATAATCTTCATCATTCTCTGCATCATACTGCTTGTTCCTATGCAAAGTAATCTCTATACCTTTCATTTCCACCTCCTTTAATAAACTGCATAAATTTCAATTAAACTACACTCATTTTGTGCCTGATTTGTATTTCCTACTCTCTCAATATATTGCATTAAAAATCCCTGTTTACCTGTAATTAAATAACTCGGACATATAAGCAAAGCAGAACTACCGCCACAATCATCATGTCCAGACCAGTTTGTTAATGTCCCAAGAGGATATACCAGAATATTTGGTTGTCCTGCTGGTGCCGTAAATGGATCTATATGAATATGCATCCTGCCACCTGAGTACCATTGATCATCGTATTTAGGAATTTTGACTAAGTTTTCAGGCAAACTTATGCCATAATCAATAACTATTTCGTAATACGATGGCTCTCCATATAATTTCTGCCCATCAAAATCAACCTGTAAATAGTTATTGCCAGGAATTTTAGTGCCAATACCATACCAATATTGTGATCTCCATACCCTTACCTTTACAGGCACATTAGCATCTTCATCCTTAGAAACGCCAGTCAATGTTGTATATAAATTTTTTGATGACGAATCATATTTTAAAGGTCTATATTTATGACCATTCACTTCGTAAATCGCATTATCCGTATTAATACTGCATTCAATTTTACCTATACTCTCTCTGATATTCCTTAAGTCTGTTGCTCGAATTGTTCCATTTGTTTGAATTGTAATTAGATATAAAGGCAATTGATATTTACCTGTTGGATTTATGGATAAATCATCCTGCGTTAAATCAATTACACTTGAACTTGCTTGAGGAGTTGCTTTTATTGAGAAATTTTGAGGACTTGAACTTAAATCAAACTCTGCATATATTTTTGCATATTGAGTTGAACTGCTTGGAACAACAAAATTAAACTGCACGGTCGCATCACTCATTCCATAATAACCATAAGCACAAGCCATACCAGCACTAATAGTTGCCCCTCTCGAAATAACATTTACTATAAACCTATTTGAATCTGATCCAACTACAAACGCATCATTAACTGATATAAATTTGTGGATTTTTGCATCAAATTGCGGTGTAATTTCATTTTTACCTGTTATTACATCACCTATACCTTTCAAATAATAAGCCACCTTAACTCCTCCTTTTAAACCTTCTATTGTTGTATAACTTCATTCTGTCTGTAAAATCAATTCTTGTTTTTCCAAAAACACAAGTATAGTAAGGCGAATTCATTGTGTATTTTAACCCTGTAAATATTGAATCATATTCTCTATTCTCATACACAATTGTTACCTTATCTCCATACTTGAAATCTCGGCATTTTATCATTTGCTGATTTTTTGCTAATTTATATAAAATACAATGGTTGTAAATATTACCGCAAAGTTCACTCCTTGCTAACTCAACCATTGTATATCCCTCTTTAATTGCCTTTGTTTCATCCCACGACACATACTTAGAACTCACAGGCAAAACTCTTCTTGTATCATTAGCATTTGTTGTAACCGTATTATCACTTAATAAATAATAAGTCCCAACTATATTGCCTGTTGCCTCGTCAAACAAAACCGCCCTGTTATATGCAGGCATATCATTATTGTCAAACTCTGGCTTTGACAATTTTATATTATCCTTTATAACATAACCTTCTGTTGAATTTTTGCTTATCGTACATATAATTTTGTTGTTTACAAAATCAATCGAATAATCCAAAAAAATATTGTAAGTATCAAAAAGCCAATCAATAAAATCCTTTAAATTTATAGTATCGCTGTCATCATCATAAACACACCCTGTTTGACTACCAAAAGTATTAAAAGTAATCGGCAATCTATGCTCTGGATCATCATTATCGATATATGCCAAAGTTAAAATCGTCTTCAAACCTCTAACACCCTCAAATCTGCATCCTAAACTATCAGTAAACTTAAAAATATTAATGACATTGTCATTAAATAACTCGTTCATATGCTTAAATGATATCTTCTTCTCTGTATTATCAATTGATGTAATAACGCCCAATTCTATAAGTTTATTTCCATCAATTAAGGCAATTATGTCACCTTTAAAACCTGACGAATCATTAATAATTAATGCGTAACTTGTGTTGCTTGAAATAATATCATAATCGATTGAATAATCCTTAACAACACCACCATCTATATAAGCCAGGTCTTTCCTTGCATAAACTCTGTAATGTACCATTATACTAACTCCTTTTGAATTGAATATGAAATGGTAACCTTACCAAAGTTTGTATTGCTTGCAGAAATCAAAATTTTTGATTTTCCTGATGGAATGGTTATAAAATTTGAATAAGTATAATCTCTTTCGCCTATATAATAAACATCTTCTTTTACATAATCACCATTTATTAAAGTATACAAACTAGCCTCTTGGTTATCAGGACTGCTATCAATAATTAGAAAACTATTCTCTTGTATTGTTAAATTGTATTTTGCCTGCTCTATTATTTCATTGTTTTGTAATATTCTAATTAATGGTGTTTCTGTTACCGCCTCAATTCTTATTACACAACTAGTCGGCAAATTTCCTTCGTTATCAATATCAACGGCCAAGTTATTACTTCCGCCATATACATAAGGATAATAATAAGGATAAACCAAAGGATCACCAAATCTACTTAATTCCAGTATGATTTTTTTGTCTTTTTTCCACTTTGAAACACACAAAAACTTAATAGGACATTTCAAAAATCCTGTTTTATAATCAACTTCAGTCTTTTGCAGTTCGTTTATCAACACAAGTCTATACCATTCTGATTCAAAAGGATTATCATGTGAATATCCTTGTGTTGAGTAATACAGTTTCAAAGGCTTGTCTGTGTTTATATTGCCAACAAAAGCGATAAACTTTCTAAAATGATCATAATTTGAAAAGTATAAATCACCACTTATTGTTTGTGATTGAGTGTCCACCTTTTCTATAAATGAAACATTTTCAACATCATAACTTGTTACTTTTGTTTTAATTCCAAGTCCACTAGGATCTGCAAATACACTACTTTTTTGATCATAAGGATTTCTTGGTGTAAGATTCCACAACTTTCCTTCGTTATTCTCTAACCAAAACTTTCTCATATTTTGCCTCCTAATTCCTTGTTTATTCTTTCCGCCAAAGCATCTGCAACAAGGTCAGCATTTTCCTGAGACATTTGTGTATCACCATGTGCATCAATATCAACATGGATCTCACCCCTAGTTGTATTTGTGTTTTGATTGACTTGTTGTGTATTGACATTTATATCATCACCTAAGTCTGTGTATGAACTCTCTAACTCTGACATTTGTTTTGTTTGACTATTTAAACTTGATGTCAATTCTTTACTCCTTCCTGTCAAAAATGCAAATAATAATGCCAGAGTTAATATAACAGCAACAACAGCAAGAGCAATTGGAATTAATGGAACACTTGCAGTTGATACTGCACCTATGCCTCCAGCTGCACCATAGCTGGCAATTGTTATCGCCTTAATTACTCCAACTATTGCTGTTATAATTGCCACCAGCTTTGGTAGCAAAATTATTACTCCCAATAGAAAAATCGTAAATTTTTGACCTTCTGGGCTCATATTTGCAAACCAATTAGCAATTTTTGTTAAAATAGGAATTACATTTTCAATAACAAATTGAATTAGCGTTTGAATTAATGGAAGCAACTTTTCAGCAAGTTCCGCACTTATTTCCATGAACTTCATCTTCATTTCATTCCACGATTCTTGCACTTGTTGTGCTGTTTCTAATTGAGATTCATTTGTAATTCCTAGTGCCATTTGTTGTTCGTTTAATTCTGCTATAACATCACTTGATGTTTGCATTACTTCAAGGACATTTATTGCATTATCACCAAACAACTCATATGCCAGCGAGTTTCTTAAAGCGACATTTTCCATTTCGCTTAGCGCAACAACTGTGCTTTCATATATTTCTGACATACTTTTTGTTTTACCGTTAAGATCAGTGGTTGAAACGCCCAATTTTTTGAGTATGTTATTATATGCTGTACCCTGTCCCAACGCAATTGATGTCATTACATTTTTTATACTTGTTAATGCTGAATCATAGTTTGCAGAGTCACCAGTAATTTTTTTGTAAACATTTCGTTGTAATTGTAACTTTTCGATACTTACATCAAGTGCTTTTGCCTCTTCACCTAATGCAGTAGTTGTTTTCGTAAATGCAGTAACTGATGCAGTAACAGTTGCAACCAAAGCAGATGCAATCCCTGAAAAAACTCTCATCGTTTTTTGTGCTTTCTTTAATGAAGATTCAACTTTATTAAATCCATCTGCAATTTTTCCAATTTTATTTACTTTATTACCTGTCGCATTATCAATTTCTTGGTTGTATTTTTTTAATTCATTTTCTGCCTTTAAAACAGCAACTTCTATTTTATTGAATTCTTTTGCACTAATGTCACCATTTTGAAAAGCCTTATTCGCCTCAACCTGTTTTTGTTTTAATAATGCAACCTTCTGTGTCGCTTGTCCTACTTGATTCTTTAATAATTGTAATTTTTTTGTGCTTGCATCAACATTTTTTGGATCAAGTTTTAATGCTTTATCCAACTCTCGTGTTTGATCAGAGGCAAGTTTCAGTGATTCGTTTAGTTGTTTTACCTTACTATCAATGCTGTCTAAACTTCTACCAACTTCCACTTTTTTACCTCCTATTTCTTAATTTTTCTTTGAAAACGCTCGTAAATTCTATTATCCATTGATTTTAGATTATGAATTGCCTTATTAATAAAACGAGTACCTTTAATCGTACTCGTTCCATAATTTAGAATATTTGCAATTTTTTGGTATGGTACACCCTGCCTGTTCTCTCCGACAAACTCAACCGAGTAACCATACCAATTATGCTTTGTTACAATTCTACTTTGTCTCAATGAGTTAACTAAACCTAGAGTTTTTCCTTTTGGAGTTGTCTGCTCAAGTTCCTTTACAAGTTTCTCTGTCTCAATATCAATCTGCTCTTTAATTGCCTCTATAGCATAATCACCATATTCTGCTATTTGCTCAAAAAACTCAGTTAATTGTTTTGAAACTCCATCATTCCAACTTGCCACTATCCTCTCAACCTTCCCTTCATCGTCATTTCAGACACACTCATTGGTGCTGAATAGTTGATATTCTTTCCATCCGCTTTTGTTAATGCTAAAGCATCAATTTGAGATGAATAATCCACTAAATCATAAAAAACATTAAGCCCAAGATCTGCTAAATTAACATTTACTCCTGTTTTTACTGCACAATAAAGCATTTGTGTTGTAAAATCACTTTCAATTTGACTTGTATCAATAGTTGACCTTGAACTAATGAATTTTATCTTTTTTTTTGAGCAATGAATAATGAAAAGAACTCTAACAATTCTGTAATAATCGCATTATCCGTCACAATGCTTGGCGGAATACTCATTATTAACTCACCAACTTCAAGTTTGTTTGGATATTCTGCTGTTGCTATCAACGATGCTACGAAATTCAAAATAAACTCACTGTCAAACTCATATGACTGCATTGATTCCAATACTTCATTAGTTTGCTGTTCATCTAAATTCTCAAGGTCATCAACACTTTCCACATTAAATTGCTTTAATTTTTCCAATGTATCCTTGTTTGAATTCTTCTTTGCAAATCCGATAATATCATTAAGCAAATCTCTGCCAAAATAACTCTTATATAATATAAAAGTCATTGCATTACCACAAAGTTTAATTTCATCATCGTTTATTTTGATTGTTTTTACCAATCCGTATTGTTTCATTTATTAACCTCCAATTGTTGAATCAGGAACATATATTTCATCTTGAATATCAGCCCAAATATCCTCGTTTAATTTACTGTTCACGATACTATATGTTACTTTATCTGGTTGATCCTCGTCATTAATGTAGTCATAAGGATAAACTTTAACATTAAGTGTTAAATCCCTAATAGTTTGACCATCAAAACTTGTGCTAGCAAGTGCAGGTAATTGAAACACCGCTCTATACATAGTAAACATACTTTCAGAACCGTCACCAACTGATGTATAATAACCAAATGCTACTTCCTTACTTTTTGCTCTACTTTTAATGATAATTGCACCATTTTTGTCAATTTTTACATCAAAAAACTTTGAATATACATTAAAAGGCAATACTGCAAACTTTATTGTTCCCTCACCTTGCACTTGAGTGTTTAGACGAATATATGAAATATTATCATCTGCATTTATGTCAGTTGATTCTGACTTAAACTCAATGTTAACTTCCATAAGTCCTTCATGATATTCTTTCTCACCAAAAGTACCGTCAGGTTTTAGTTCCGATGCAAAAAACTTTTTGTTTCCTGTTTCATACAATTGAGAAACATTAACTGTTTGACCAGACATAATTCCCTCCTTAATATAATTTATAAATTGTTAAAGGATAATGAAAAAGTGAAGTTTCACTTTCATAAATTTCATCAGCAAACTCCACTTCAAATCCACCATCCTTGAATGCGTTTTCTATATTTTCAAGTAAATCCAAGTTGTCCTTACTATCAAAACTCTTCTTACTAAAAATATCAATTGCAACCATAACTTCACGCAAAAAGTCATCGTTGTCAGCGCCATATTTGTTATCATAGTGTGTAAAATAGTATGACAAATAAGTGCTTTTATTTCTTGCAATTTGATTTCTTACAACACCGTGCCAAAATAATATTGCTGTTGAACTCTGTATCTGCTCATCATTGAGTTCTATACCTTCAACAAGCCCTAAACCCTTTAAAATGTTTATAACTTCAAATCGGCACTTCTTTCTTGCACTAATAGTTCTCATAAAACACCTCGTCAAATTCTGGTGCTAAAACTTCATTTGCTCTAATTACAATATCAGTTTTATTAAACTCAAATTTATCAATGCTTACGATGTTGTATGTCTTATCACCAAACTCCAAATATAATTTATTATTAATTTTTTTATTGAACACAACTTTGAATTGTGTTGTTTCCTCTACTTGAACTGACTTTGCAGAAAATCGCTCATTTTCTGATAATTCTCTAACATAACACCACAAACCACCACTTTCTTGACTATGAATATAAGTTTTTGCAACAATTTCATAGCCATCAACAACTTTTGTTTCAATTCTAAAAAATTTTACTTTTTTATCCTTTACTTCCTTATATTCTGCCATTAAAACACCTTTTTCCTGTATTCAGATAACATAAGCGAGACTGTATTTTCCAACTCCCTCGCATTTGTTTTCTCTCTATTTGTGTAATATTCACTAACAATATATTTAGCGGTTTCTTTTATAGTTTGTGGTAATAAATCAAATTCACTTAAAGGATATCTCAACACTTTCTCAATAATCTCTTGTGCTTGATTTATTAAGTCAGCAATTAAGGAATCCAACCAATCACCATCAATGCCCAAATATAACTTCATTTCCTCAATTGATGGCATAATTGCCTCCTATTTAAAATTATTCTTCTTCTGGATTAAGTTGAGTAATGATTTCATCTTCCCCATCTTCAATTTCATATCTTGGATCGCCTAGAACAGCAAAAGCTGTACCTGTAAGTTGAGAATCTTCAATGGCACTCAAAATAACCTCAATTCTCTTAACTTCATCGTGACCAAGTTTGTCTGCTACAAAATCAATTGTTGAAATTGAGTCAGAATTTAATTCAATTTCACCAGTTTGAAGCTCTACTCTTGTTTTATCATCAAGAACCGCATTTATTACATAATTTGTAGTTTCTTTGTAAATATGGTCAGAACCAACAGCAAAGAAACAAATCTTTGCTGATTGGTAATTTGTCAAATACAATAATTTTGTTTTGACACCATCGCAGTATTCAACTGGCAACTCTTTTAAACTTACTACTTTATTTGTTAAAAATTTACTCATTTTATATCTCCTTCTTTAATTAGTTTCTTTTAGCAAGTGCTACGAATGGACTTACTGTTGCACTGCCTTTGTAAGGTTGCAATGCCTTGTTCCATACTGGTTGACCATCAACACGATAAATAAATCTAAACACATTCTCATCATACAAGAAACGAACATGAATAGAACTTGTCGCATTAATTCCACCTTTATCAATAAGCAAGTATTGACTAAAGTCTGCAAGGATGATGTCACCAACATTTCCTACTTCACTACATTGTTCTAGTGGCAATACTGGTCTACCAAACAATGTTGCATATGGTGTTTCAGACAACCCACCTGCAGGAATGTAAACAGGTCTATCACCAACTGTTAGTGTATAAAGCAATGGCTCGATTTCAGGATTGATATACCAAACCGCATTCGCACGAGATCTACTCCATAGTCTTGACCACATTTTAACAAGGTTTTCAACTGTAATTTTTTCTGATTGACCTGGCTCTGGATCAACCTTAACGAGTGAACTAGAATTAATAATTCCAAGTGGTTGACCTGCTCCTGTACCTCTCAAAATAGCATCATCAATTTTGAAACCAAATTCTTCTGCAAAACCTTGTTTCAAAACATTTTCAAGTGCAGATGCATCTTGCAAAAGCTCGTCAGTCACATAGCAAAGACCTGTTAATTTTTTCAAACTCAAATCCATAGTTCTAAACTTTGGTTTACTTGCAACAAACTCTTCTGCCTCATTTTCCCAGTAAGTTGAAATGCCACCCCAACGACTACCATTTGCACGACTTACTTCATCAATAGCATTGATCTTAATTCCATTAGCATTAGTTGTTAGTGGTATTTTGTGAACTTTTGATGCCAAAATACCTGTTTCGTATGTTCTCTTTAAAAGGTCTGCAACAAAGTCTTTTTGAACTAAAAAACCACCATCGCTAGGATTTGTTTCATTCAAACCGCTTGCTGATCTGGTGGTTAATCTTCTGTCAACTTTTCCTGCTGGTGTTGATGCTCTGTACACAGCCATCATTTGCTCACCAAAAGTTCTAAAACCTCTTTGCTCTTCCTTATTAGGATCATCTTTTATAATTTCTTCATTTTCATCTGGCTTGTATTCGCCTTCATTTTTTGATGCATTTCCGCCATTGTCAACATCTTCCTTTTCATCTTTATTATCAACTGGCTTTTGGAATATCTCAACTCTTACAATTTGGTCTGTCCATCCTTTCATTTCGCCTTCAAGTCTAGATACTTCCTTGTTCTCATCTTCTGTTAAAAAACGGTCTTCTTTCTCGGCTTTTTCGATAATAGCAACCGCCTTAAGTCTGCAGTCTTCCCTGCGAGCCTTCATTTCTTTAATTGATTTCATTTTTTACTCCTTTAATAAATTAAATTTTTGTTTTAATTGTTTTAACTTCTGTGCATTTTTTTGACGATCAGCACTCTCTCGTTTTTCCTTATCCGCCATGTGAGATTTGTAAACATCATCCATTGACCTTACTCCACACTCTGTTTGCGTATAAGCAGGAAATGTAACAGGGCTGACATCAAACAACTTAACTTTCAAAAGTTCCCTGATATCCTTACCATCTGAATAAGTCCAATTATCAAGAACAACATTAAATCCAAATGACATTTGATTTATGTCGCCTCTTTTGATACTTACAAGCAGGTCTCTTGCCCACTGTGTATCAGGTGGAGTTATTCGTACAAATAAGCCCTTTTCATCTTCCTGTAATGTCAATGTGCCTGACTTGTTACGCCCAAGCACATAATTTGGATCATGATTGAATAATGCCCTGATGTCATCTTCTCTGATTGTTTGCTCAAATGCACCTTTGACAACCTTTTCCATAAACGGATAATCGCCACCTAATTCTTGTGACCAAGTATCAAAAACTGACGCATATCCTTCTATTGCTGGATCGGTTGTACCAGGCACTTCTGATTCATCAACAACCCTAAGTTCCTTAACCACGACACTTCTTCTTTCAAAGTCCTGTGTTGTCTTCACTTGTTCCATCTGTACCTCCTTCATTCATTTCATTTCCTGTGTTGACTACCTCCTTTTCCTTCTGACTTGCAGTAACAGCTGTGATCATATTTCCATTAAGTAAATATAAGTCGCCACCCTGATCCGCTGGTATGCGATTCATATCTTCTAAGGCACGGATTTCATTTGCACTCATCCAGCCGTTCTGCCTAGCAATTGCATAACCATTCATACGAGAATTAAAATCTCCTCGCATTAAGCCGTTAACATTAAAATGAGCGTAGTAAATACTACGCTCTTCGTCATTTAACAGCGATCTTGCAACCGCCTGTTCCCATCTAACCAACCACGGTCTAATCGTGTGTGTTATAAAATCTATTGATTGATGTTCTATATTACTAAAAGTTGATCTTGAAAGGTCTCCAACCATATGAGGTGGAACTCTAAAAATTCTGCATATTTCACTGATTTGAAACTGCCTTGTTTGTAAAAATTGACTATCTTCTGGCGACATGCCAATTTCATGGTACTTCATACCCTCTTCCAAAACCGCAACTTTATGCGAATTTTTAGTTCCTTGATACACACTGTTCCATGATTCTCTTAATCGCTCAGGATCTTTAACAACACCAGGATGTTCTAGTACTCCGCCAGGTCTTGCACCATTTCCAAAGAAACGAGCACCAAATTCCTCTGTGGCCAACGCAAGACCCATCGCCTCTCTAGCATAAGTTATCGGCGACACTCCAAGAACTCCATCAAATGAAAATGCTGGAATATGAAAAATCTGTCTCGGACTATATGTTTTTGTGTTTATGCCATTTGAATATGTATATTTAAGTCTCTTTGTATTTGAATCCCTTTCGACTTTCATATTTTTGCTTTTGAGCGGATATAATCCAACTACATGTCCAAAACTATCTCGCTTTATAACTGCATAAGCATTACCCCATAATAACAAGTTGGTCATCATCATTTCTCTAAAAGTAAAACTTGTCATTTCATCATTTGGTATATCATGCAACACAGAATACAACGGATGTTGTTTTGCTCTTTCACTATCACCATTTGTCTGCTCTTTCATTAGACAACAAGGCAAACTTGCTATTGTTTCAGCAATAACCTTTACACAAGCATAAACTGTCGTTATCTTTAATGATTCTTGCTCATCAACATCAACACCTGAATTACTCATTCCAGCACTGTCTATATCCACGCCTCTAATAAAATCCTTGGTTTTAGCATCCATTTCTCGTTTTTCCTGTTGTTTCTTTCTGCCAAACCATAAAAACGCCAATCGCATCACCTCCTTATAAAATTAAAATGCCACGATCGTTATATACGCTCGTGGTGTCCTTATTCCTTAATGCTCTATCTAGTGCCATTATCATCGCAATGGCACCATCTATTTTTTCTGTCGACTTTTCTTTATCTGCCTTTATATTCCCTGCTGGATCAGTCCTAATGAAAATGTTGTCAACCATCCATCGCATTACTTCGTTTCCGCCATGTGCGATTCTTTGCTCAAGAACAAGTTTCATCAACTCTTTTGTTGGTGGGCTCATGTCTCTAAATCCCTGTCCAAAAGGAACAACTGTCAATCCTAATCCTTCCAAATCTTGCACCATTTGTGTTGCTCCCCAACGGTCAAATGCTATTTCTCTGATATTGTACATTTGAGATAGTTCATCAATAAACTTTTCAATATAGGCATAGTGAATAACATTTCCTTCAGTTGTATTTATAAGCCCTTTTGCCTTCCATATATCGTATGGGACATGGTCTCTCCTAACTCTTAGTTCCAAACATTCCTCTGGTATCCAAAAGAAAGGCATAACCTGATACTTATCTTCTTCATCAAGTGGCGGAAAGACTAAAACAAACGCTGTTATATCGGTGGTACTCGACAAGTCAAGTCCTCCATAACACTCTCGTCCTTTTAACCTTTCCGCATCAACTTTAAAGTCGCATAAATCCCACTTATCCATAGGCATCCACCTAACTGACTGTTTAACCCATTGATTAAGTCTCAACTGTCTGAATAAATTTTCCTCTGCTATATTGTCCTTTGCATTGTTATATGCAAGTCTCAATTTCTCAATATCTACTGTTATACCCAAACTAGGATTTGCTTTATACCACACTTTCTCGTCTGTCCAATCGTCATCATCTTCAGCACCATAAATACAAGGATAAAAGGCAGGATCGTTTTTCCTGCCTTCCAAAATATCTTTTGCTTTTGAATGAACTTCCCAGCAAATGCTGTTTCTATCTGTTCCTGCTGTTGTAATTAAAAAATATAATGGCTGTTTTCTTGCATCACCAGATCCCATTAACATAACATCATATAACGCTCTGTTTGGTTGTGCATGCAACTCATCAAATATAACACCATGAACATTTAAACCATGTTTTGTGTATGATTCCGCACTCAAAACTTGATAAAAAGAATTCAAAGGCATATAAACAATTCGCTTTTGCGATGCTATAATCTTGCACCTTTTCATAAGTGCAGGACATTGTCTTATCATTTCACAAGCGACATCAAAAACTATTGATGCCTGTTGCCTATCTGATGCACAACCATAAACTTCAGCCCCATATTCGCCATCACCACAAGTAAGATATAATGCTATTGAAGCACCAAGTTCAGACTTACCCATTTTCTTTGGAACTTCAATATAAGCCGTGTTGTACCTGCGGTAGCCATTGGCTTTTACAGTCCCAAACAAGTCTCTGACAATTTTCTCTTGCCAATCCAGTAAAACGAAATTTTTACCATACCACTCCCCTTTGGTATGCTTTAGTGAATTTATAAAGGCGACAGCCCTGTTTGCCAGGTTTTCATTGTAATATACTTTATCTTCCAACCTATCACCCCACATTTTGACAAAGAAAAAAGGAATGCCAATTTGACATTCCTTTCATCTTTCTTATTCAATTTTATTTATATTGCTCTTCTATCTTTCGCAACAATGCTCTCGTTTGAGCATCACCTGAAGTAGGAATCAACCTTACATATTTTGAAACAATTTCCAATGCACTGTCATAACTTCCTGCTTGTTTTATTTCCTCAACCATTTGCTTTGAATCATCACGGTCACCCATATAATCCAAAACCTGTGTCACCTTCGCTATAATAAAATAAATATTACCTTCTTGACCATCAAAGTCGATTTCAATAGCAGGTCTTAATCTTTCGCTCATTTGACACCTCCGTTTATTAACTTGCAAACAAGTTTTGCTGTTTCTCTCTTGCCTTTAACTTTCTCGTGCAATTTGAGTTTTTCCTTAAACATAATGTCATCAATTTTTTCAATTAGCATTACATCATAAGTGAATGGCTCTTTTGCTTTAACAACCGCCACCTTCTTTTGTATATCATCGCTAACCGAAACCAAGCATCGCACACTCTTTGGATCGTCTGTTTTGCTATTCTTGTCAAGTTCTCTCAAACTTGCAATAACTCCGCTTATCGTTTCCTTACTCATTATTGCCACCATCCTTTTTCCATCTACCCCATTCAAAACCTTTGCCAATGAATGTATCTCTTAAAAGTGTTAGCAATTCCTGTGCAATATCATTCTCAAATCCAAATTCCAAAACTATCTCTGAAAGTAAATCCTTACCTTCATCAATAGTCTTGAAATCCTTTATCTTTTGTACGAACTCTGTGTATTTTGGATCTTCTGCAAGGTCGCTTTTATTTATCAATGCTGTATATCTTGCGTATGCGTAACCTTCGCTTTCAACCAAAACACCCTGTTCCTGCTCTTTGCAATAAAAGAATAAGCATCTTCTGCCTGATTCATCATCGCACCACATTTCGTTTCGCTCTGCCTCAATAAGTTTGTTATCCCTTAAAAAAGCATTGCAAAAATTGTTAAATCCTTTCTCTGTTAATTCAATTTCCTTTATAACAGTGAATTTCTCTTGCTCGAACATATAATCCGCTGTGTAACTTTTCAATTCGTTAATGTTCGCCATTTTCCTACCAAATACTGCTGTTCTTTTCATAATGTGTCCTCCTAATATTCCGTTGCAAACAAAATTGTCGTTGCCGACCTGTCTGCCTCCGTTATGATGTAAATTGCACCTAATGATGTTATATATCGTGCCACAACTCTTTCTTTGCCTGACTTATATGCCCTGTCGTTTATTTCCTTATCGGAATCACACAACTCGCCCCAGTCGTGTCCCATATAACGCATCATTGCCTTTTGCACTTCTTCTGTGAAGTCCTCGTCTTCCTTTACTTTTTCCAGGACTTTATTCGTTACCGCTATTTTCATCATGAGCAACCTCCCTGAAAAAGTTATAAATGCGAATATTAACATCTTCGATGAGTTCCTTTAATTCATTGTATCTGTATCGTTTGACCGCATATACAATGCTCTCATCATCATATCGGTTATTGATATCACACCAATTATCATCGCTTGTTTGCCTGAATATCAAATCGTCTGAATTTCTGTTCTCATATACCCATATGATTTGTGTTTTGGTATCGCCTGCCCTGCAAAGTTTGAAACAATAACCTGTTTCTCTGCAGTTGTTGAAAGTGTCCACATAAACTACATTACCATCTTCGTTGCCATCAAGTTGCTTTCTAATGGCTCTGTACACCTTTTCACCAACCTGTAATCCTTTAGATTTCTCTATTTTCATAATACACCCCTCCATAAGGCAGTACACATTAAGCAGTATTTTTTCCTAAATTGCAAGACAATTTCGCAAATTAATTCAAATCTTTATAAAGTATTTTTTTACCATCTCGAATTAGGTATATTTCATCCATATTATTGAACATTCTGATATACCTTTCTACGATAACATCACAGTATTTTGGATCAAGTTCCATCATGCAACATTCTCTGCCTGTCTGCTCGCTGGCCATGATCGTTGTTCCACTACCACCAAACAAGTCCAAAGAAATATCATTTGTGTGACTACTATTCAGCAACGCCCTTGCAACCAACTCAATCGGTTTCATTGTTGGATGTTCTTCACTTCGCTTTGGTCTTGGAATCTGCCACAAATCACTTTGTTTTCTATCTTCCAAAGGACACACTCTTGTTCCGTTTTTCCACCCATACCAAATTGGCTCGTATTGTGTGTGATAATCCTTTCTTGATAACACAAGCGTGTCTTTTGCCCAAATTATCGTTGAACTCCAATGATAGCCACACTTTTCCATTACTTGCATTATGTTGCCCCATTCCTGACCAGACATAACAACATAAACCATAGCGCCATCAACAAGGACATCACTCATAGCCTCAAATGCCTTCGATAAAAAAGCACCGAATTGCTCGGTGCTCATACTGTCGTTCATTATACTTCGTTGTTTCCAAGATGGATGACTTGCTCCACCATAATCAACATTCCAAGGCGGATCAGTAAATACGACACTTGCCTTTTTTCCGCCCAAAAGTCGCCCAACATCGCCTTTATCTGTTGAGTCCCCACACATTAATCGATGCTTGCCTAATTGCCAAATATCGCCCCTTTTTGTGCGTACTTCCTTAATATTTTTTAACTGCTCATCAATATCAAAGTCTTCATCCTCTTTGACACTTTCCTTTTTCTCATCTTCAAAGAAAGAGTCAAACTCTGCCATATCAAAACCTGTCAGCGTTATATCATAACCGCCGTCATTCAAATCCTTTAACAAATCAGTTAAGAGTGGCATATCCCAATCACCACTTATTTTGTTAAGTGCAATGTTTAATGCTTTCTCTTTCTGCTCGTCAATATCAATAACAACACAATCAACTTCTGTCTCGCCAAGATGCTTTAAAACAGAAAGTCGCTGGTGACCACCAACGACTGTTCCTGTTCTTTTATTCCAAATTATCGGCTCAACATAGCCAAATTCTGTAATGCTATTCTTTAACTTTTCAAACTCTGGATCTCCAGGTTTTAACGCTTTACGAGGATTGTATTTTGCTGATTGCAACTTTGAGATTGCTATTTTCTCAATTTGCATCATTCCCTCCTATATTTCATCAAATTCTTTTACTTGTTCCCAAGCAAAACCATCTCTGCCAAAATGTCCATAACAAGCCGTTTGTTTGTATACAGGTTTTAACAAATCAAGTTCTTTTATAATGTTGCTTGGTCTAAAATCAAAGTTCTTTGCAACAAACTTGTATATTTCCTCAATTGCTACTCTTTCAGTGCCAAATGTTTCAATATACAATGAAAGCGGATCTGCAAGTCCTATCGCATAACTTACTTGTATTTCGCACCTATCTGCGAGTTTATTTGCTACAATATTCTTTGCAACATAACGAGCATAATATGCTCCTGAACGATCAACTTTGGTTGCGTTCTTTGAACTGAAACATCCGCCACCAACACGACCGACACCACCATAAGTATCAACAACGATTTTTCTGCCAACACAACCTGAATCACCAAAACTGCCCCATATTGTGAACTTGCCACTTGGATTTACAATTAAATCCGTTTGAGCCCCCAATAAATAAGCATATTCTGCCAAGACTGGAGAAATAACTTCATCGCCAATTGTTCTGCGTATTTCCTCTTTTGATAACTTGCCTGCGTGTGAAACTGAAATCAACACAGTTGTTATTTCAACTGGCTCATCATCTTCGTATTTAACTGTGACTTGTGATTTAGCGTCTGCAAAATACAAATCATTATGCTTTCTACGGAATTCGTCATACTTTTTCATTAATTTATGTGCAACGACAATTGGTAATGGCATCAATTCCTTTGTTTCATTGGTTGCATAACCATATGCCATACCTTGATCATTTGCACACAATTCTTTCTTAACTACCGCTTGATTTATATCTGGTGACTGCTCTGATAATTCCTTTATAATAACAAACTCATCAGCATTATATCCTATGTCCTGCAATACTTCTCTCGCTATTGCATCATAGTCAATTTTTGCTTTTGTTGTTGCCTCACCATAAATAAATAATTTGTTGTTTTTAATGGCACATTCAACTGCCATCTGTGAATCAGGATCTTGCCTCAAAGCCTCATCCAAAAATGAATCTGCAATGATATCGCAGGTCTTATCTGGATGCCCACAATTCACACTTTCACTTGTAATAAATTTTTCCATATTAACTCCTATAATTGAATATTTAACACAAAAAGAAAAATCCCATCGTTATCGACAGGATTTTGATACTCTATTTAACCCCATCGATCAGACTTTAGCACCTTGCTATTGCAGGTTGCTGTGACTTCACAGGGTCTGTCCCTCCGCCACTCTTTATGGTTATGTGCATATGATACACTATTTACTCTCATTTGTCAAACGCTGTGCTTTCTTTCCTGTAAACTCTTCCCACCTTTTTACTGCTAAATCACAGTATGATGGCTCTTTTTCCATTGCATAGCATATTCTTTCCAATTGCTCTGATGCAATGATCGTCGTTCCGCTACCACAAAATGGCTCTAGAACAATATCGCCTTTGTCTGAATGCATCTTAATACAACGCCAAGGCAACTCAACAGGAAACATTGCAGGATGGTCTTTGTTAACCTTAACTGTGTTTATCTCCCATATTGCTGAATAACCCCATTTCTTTCGTTCTTCTTTTGTAAGTCGTCTAACAAACTTGAAACTATGGCTCGCAAATGCTGAAACCCATTCATATTCCTGATCGTTATATTCTGCATTGTCACCTTTACCACTAAACGCTGAAACATACTCGAATTGCTGAACTGGTTTGTTTGTAACCAAGTGATAAGGTGCATTGCCAAAGTTCATTCCTTGCTTTTTCCAAATACGAATCCACAAAGGTCTGAAACCTTGCTCTCTGAATAAGTCAACTGAATATGCTGTTGTCGGCTCAATGAACTGACCACCTGTTGAATAAAGGTCTCCCAAGTTCCAACAAACAATGCCACTATACTTTGCAACATTCTTTACAACTGGTCGCATTGTTTCCAACCACGGTTTAATGCCCTGCTCTTCATATTCCTTGCCGACACCATATGGTGGGCTTGTAACTGTTACCTGTGCCTTTGCACCTTGCATCAACTTTGCAAAGTCCGATTCGTTTCTACTATCACCGCACATCAACCTATGCTCGCCAAGTAACCAAATATCACCAGGCTTTGTTATAGCACCTTGCTTTTCAATTTTCTCGTGTTCTTCTGTAACATCAAAATTATCTTGAACACTATCCTTTGAATAAAACTCATCAAGGATTTCATCAATTTCTGCAAGGTCAAAACCTGTAAGCGCAACATCGAAATTTGATGAATCAAGTTCTGCCAACAATTCAGACAACTTATCATTGTCCCAATCACCTTGAATTTTGTTTAATGCGATATTGAGTGCTTTTTCCTTGACTTCATCAATATTGATAACTACGCAGTCAACTTCCTTATATCCTAAATCCTTTAATACTGATAACCTTTGATGTCCACCAACCACATGACCTGTGTTCTTGTTCCATATGACTGGCTCAACAAAACCAAACTCTTGAATGCTCTTTTTGAGTTTCTCATATTCCTTGTCGCCAGGTTTCAATTCAATTCTTGGATTGTAATCGGCTGGGATAAGTTTTGAAACATTAACCTTTTGAATATCCATTACTTATCACCTCGCAACAACTGTTCCATTACATCATCATTAGGATTAGTTTCATCCCAGTCACTCAAAACTGATTCCCTAACAACAGCGTATATTTTTGACCAGCACTCATTTGTCTGTTTTAAATAAGTTTGAGCAAGTGAGACATAAGGGCTCATGATTGCATTACCATTACTAGGATTTTTCATCACAAGTCCGTGTTTGTTGTTCATCTCTTCACACTCAAACCACCTTGCTTTACAATGAGCATATTCTTCAATGTTGTATGGCAAGACATACTGTGTGCAACCAATTTTATCCAACCACTTAACAACTGTCGAGTAAATCTCTTTTGCTTTTTCCGTTAAGTAAGCAGGTGGTTCTTTTGGTATTGTTGACTTTACTTTTTTCTTACTATCCAACACTTCAATTGTTCTCTTTCCAGGATTGCCTTCGAGTATCTTTTCCGTTACGGATTTTCTCGGTCTTCCTGCGTTTGCTCTATATCCACCGCTAGGCATTTTTACCTCCTGTTTTGATTTTTTTTTGATTTTATTTTGATTATTTTTGATTTTGAAATTTTGATTTTTTCCGCAAAAATGACAGAAAAATAGTAAAAAACAGCACAAAAATGCTGTTTTTTCTTAAAATTTCATTATTTTTTTTGATTTTTGATTTTGCGAAAGTTTGCGTGAAAGCCCGCCCCCGCTCTCGAGTCAAAAACCTGTAAGGATTTAGATCCCCCTTCCCTTTAAGATTTTTTCTTTCTTTTATCTGTTTCAAAAACATCAGATTGTCCCATATAAGTGAAATGAACTTTACTTCCTTCCACTTTGTTTATGGTCACATTCTTACTTTCCATTCCAAAGCCTGCTTGGCTCCAGAATTTATCAATTGTTTTTTGACTGTTCGTTTTTATACCTCTGTGCCTTTGAAGAATCTCCTGTGTTTCCGCAACTGACTTAACTGGTTTGAAACCAGCATCTCTCATTGCACTTAGGACATCCTCTGCGTTCCTTTTAGAAACATAAGAACTGCCACCTCTTCCGCCCATAATAACTCCTCCTTTATTTACCGATTCTCATTGATTTAAATTTTTCATCCATAATATAACCCATCGGCACGATTATACTTCTATCCAACTCCGCTGGAATATTACCCCAAAACAATACTTTTGTTGGTTTTAACCGTTTTAACATTTCTGCATAACCTTCCAAAAATAACTGTTTACTTTCAGTGTTTCTCTGTGTCCCAATACTTGAAACCGCAACAACACTATCTCTTGGCTCGCCGTCAAAACACCAACGATAACTTTCTTTATCACTCCAGCATATTGTTGGTATAACTTTAATACCACGATCTTGCATATACCTGCCTAACCAATGCTTTTGATAATGCTTGTATATTTGAATCGCCTTTGGATAATCCAGGTATAAACTAAAATCTGGAGATAACACGCACCTAAACTTTGCCAACAATGGCATATACTTATCAGGATTGTGCCACAACCTGTTGAATTGGTAGTCATCCAAAAAGAAATGAACACCATAATTAACATTACCAGATCGTTCCATTGATTTGCAATAATTAAAACCTATAAACTCAATATTTTCATCAAATTTCTTAAAACCAACTATTGACGGTATATTAAATTTGTTTTTATCAAAATAATTCGCTTTTTGCAGATTTTCGTTATCTGGCTTATACATTACTGTTTTCCAAACCTGCTACCTTCAATAATTGATTTCCTGCTGTGGCAACTCCAACATAAACTTTGTAGGTTATTGAAATCAAACTTCGCACCACCTTGTTTAATTGGCGTTATATGATCCACCAATGTCGCCTTCACAAATGTTCCGTTCTTTTTACATTCCTCACATAACGGATCCATTGCAAGTTTCTTTTTTCTAACTTTTATCCATTCTGGCGAATTATAAAAGGTTTTTGAAAAGTTATCTCTTTCATATTTGTTGTAGGTTTTATTTACTTGCTTTTTGTGAACTTCACAGTAATACTCGTTTGTGAGGTTAGGACAACCTGAAAAGTGACATGGTCGCTTTGGTTGATATGGCATACCTTTCCCTCCTTTGCCTTTCACTTATATTATACGGCTCAGAACAGACATAGCGTAATCCGCTCGTTCACCTTTCGTAATCTTTTCGTGACTTTTTTTGAATCACTTACCCAAATCAGTATAAATTTTTGCTAATTTCTCAACAATTCTGCACTTTTTTTTGTAAATATTGGATTTACATGTCATTTCTTTTTCTGCAATTTTAGACAATGAAATCTTATCTAAAAATATCATTTTCAATATTTCTCTGTCTTTCAAGCTCAAGCAATTCATCGAGAAGTCTAACAACCTCATCTCCGACTGCAGAACTTGTAAGTTTTTCTGTAAGATACTCTCTAATTCGTTTTGTTGTATATTTGCGAGGTCTATCTTCGATTTGTTGAGTTGATAATTTATTAACAAGTTCATCACATGATCGTATGTATCCTTCTCTACCGCTTTCATCCCAAATTGCCTCCAATAAATCAATAATTTTATTTTTATATTTTTCAACCACCCAATCTGGCTCGATAATTGGATTTTCAACCATTGTATCTAACCAAGCCTTAATTCTACCTTCTTCTTCAGCATCCTCTGTCCAGTCTTCGCAAAAACAAACACCTACAATATTCCATTGCTGAATCTTGCCTTCTAAAACACCTTTACGGATGAATAAATAAACGAATTTATCACAATTTGTTAAGTATTTTATCTTAAAATAACATTTATTTTGCAGTTTTTTATTAAATTGTAGGTATTCCTTTACTTCTTTCTGCATTGTTTGAAATTTACCATTAAAGCCCAATGGAAGTATACTTTCGCCATTTTTCACTTCAAACAAATTAAACAAATCAGCATAATCAAACATAGCCTCGTATGTTATTTTTATTTTAAGTTTTACTCCCATTGATACCTCCCTTTAATGTCTACTTTCGTTTTTAAATGCCTCAATAATAGTCTTTACTTTATCAACAGAATCGACCTTAACCGCCCAGCCACCTGCATTGTTTATGGCTGTGATTGTTCTCTGTTGTAAGATTGTGAGATTTTTACCAGGTTGTTTAACTTCAAATGCGATAAACTTACCCCTGTAACAAACAATAATGTCTGGAATTCCACTTGTTCCATAAATTCCGCCATGCTCTTTCCAAAAAAACAGATCTTTTACCGTTTTTAAGTACCTTTTGATTGCATCAACGATATTCTGTTCGCTCATTTTTGCCTCCATTTTTATAAAAAATTTGCTGTCACATCCGTCACATCCGTCACAAAAGTGACAGATATGACAAATGACATTAAAATTCGTTTATATAGGAATTAGTGACACTTGTGACACTTATGACACTTGTGACAGATATTTTTTTATTCTATTTCTGTTTGTGTGTAAGTCGGTCTTGATAACCAACTTGGATATTTTGACTTCTTTTTAATGGTTATTTTTCGTTCTACACCACTTCGTGATGTCTCCAGCTCAATTCCACTGCGAGAATAGAGTTTTGGTTTAAGACTTTGTATTTCTTTACCCAAACCTGAACTACTACCTGCATAACACTGCCCTGTCACATCGTAAATTGCATTCATAAGGTCAGTTGCTTTGCCACTCCATCCACTTGGATTCTTTTCAATTAGTTTTAATATTGCTCTTACAACAAGGTTGTCATCGTAGTCTCGTTTTTCCTTCAATGCCTGTTGCTCTTCAGGTGTGCCTACAACCTCCCATAGAAATGTCCCTGTTCCTTCTCTTTTATCAAAAGTTATAATTGTGCTAGAACTTGGAATATCACGCCCTGTCATTTCGATCGTTGTATTGTCGTCACCACGCTTTGTTTTGTATAAAACAATCATTGTATCAAGGACACCTTGAATTCCTGTACTACCAAGAATATTGTTAAATGGATCATTAGGATCAGCCATTTTTCTGCTATGATGCACGAGCAAAATTGCAATTTTATTATCATCAGCAAACTCTTTTAGAATTGATAATTCCTTATAATCGTTTGCATAGTCATTTGTGTTTTTGTCTATCACATGACTTCTGACTTTCTGCAGAGTATCAATAACAATGAGTTTAATTTTTGGATTTTCGTCAATTTGTTCCGCCAAATAAGTGATTAATCTCATTTTGTCTAATGTAGGTGCTTTGATTGAATAGAACAATCCTTTTGGAGAGCGCTGACCATTCCCTTGCTTTTTCTGTCTGCTTTGCAACCTTGCCTTGCTATCTTCCAAAGCCAAGTACAAACAATCATGTTTATTGCATTTATGCCCCAAGAACTCTGTTCCAAGAGCCACTGACCTGCACAATTGCAACATTGCCCAAGATTTACCATACTTTGTAGGCGATGCAAGCAATGACAACCCTGTTGGAATCATATTCTCAACAATGAATTCAGGTGGTTTAATATCCATTGTGTCCAATTCAAATGCAGAAAACGAATCATATTCCGTTTGAGTAAGACGCTTTGCATCTCTGATCGCATCTTCAATGTTTTTTGATAACTTTTTCTCGTCTTTTAGTAACAATTCGTTTGGATCTTTGCAATCATCTGCAATATTTCTAACAATGTACTTAATGTCCTTGATTTTAGATAACTCTTTGACAAGTTTCTCGGTGTGTTCTCTACCAGGATCGTCGTTGTCAAGACAAATTATCAAAGTGCCTGTTGGCTTTTTCTTCTTTGCAATGTTTACGACTTTCATATAGCAAGAAACACCGCACAAAGCCACAGCATTTCCGCCACATTGAGTTATGCTCAAAGCACAAATTGGACTTTCAACAATGAAAATTGGGACTCTCGTTTTCAAACGCATCGCCTGTTCGTTATACAGTGGCTCTTCCCCAGCGTAATTTGTAGGTGGTTTATAGAACTTTTTATCCTTAATATATCGCAACTGATAATAATTCAACGCCCTTGAGTATGGAATAACAACCGCATCCTTCTTTTCATCATAACCAAGTTTACAAGCAACAATCGTTTCATCCGTAAGCCCACGATCGTGCCAGTATGTTGTTTTGTGAACATTATCCATACAACTTTTAATGTAGGTTTTTATCTCTTCCTGATTCTTTTCCAATTGTTCTGCCGTCAGTTCATTTGTTTCAACCTTTTTGATTTTTGGTGTAGGTGCTTTTCTGCTATATAACGCACCGCTGTCATATAGTTCCTGTACCTTTTTGAACTGTTCTTTAGGATCATCAATTCCAAAATATAAACCGACAAGATCATATAAATCATAATAGGCATCGCAACCAAAACAATGAGCACGACATTTTCCTTTTTCATATCCCATACTAGGCTTGTCATCATCGTGCAGAGGATTCAAACACTTAAAGTTTCTGGCTGTATTTACTCCAAAATAATGTTGCAGAAAATCCTCCGCATAATGTTTGTAATCATTGAATGTCTTGTCCATTAAATCCTCCTTTTTGGTGCTAATTTATTACTCTTCGATTCCTACCTCTGTGAAATCCTGTTTACTTGCTAGCAATTTGACTTGTTCCGCCATCTTTGAAACCTGCTCAACTTCTGTTGGATTCAAATCGTATGCGTGTGTCAATACAACCTTGCTGTAATTGATACCACCCTGATTTTGTGCCTTTGTTAAACTGAACTTTGTCACAATTTGATTTGATTTCTTGCCTTTTGAAATAACTCTCATAATGTACTTTGAAAAGTCTCCAATACTGCCAGTTGGCAAAGTCAAAATTGTAGGTATCGACTCGCCTTCTCTCAAAAGGAATATTCTGCGTTTTGTCTTACATGCTTTTCCGCCATTCTCACCGCTACCAAATTGGTTGAACGGACAATCCTTGCATGACTTAACAACGCCTGTTTCTCTTTCAATTCCATTTACACCGTCATAAGAACCACAATCAGGTGCTTGGTTTCCACCAGTGTATTTTTCCTTGTAATATGAAAGCATTGGATGATGATATAAAATAACTGCATTAAACTCTTTTTGTAGGTCTGGGCTGTTTGGATCATCACCAGGAACTTCAAATGCTAAACCACCGCCTGCAGGCACTTTGATAATAGGAAACGCTATGTTAAGCCCATCCATTTCATCTGATAGCATGTTGCTCATTTCGTTGTTGATTTGAATTTTGTTTTCTTCTTTTTTAACAATTTCGTTACTCATTTTTATATCTCCTTAAAATTAATTTTTTCTAATGCTGATGTACTGCTTTTCGTATGTATTAATCAGTCCATTCAACCATTCTGGCAAAACGCCTTCATTATCTTCTGTGAGTTCCTTTACCTTCGCACTCAATGTTTGAGCGTTTACTGTAAACAAGTAATCCATGCCCCTATTTCTGAGTTGTAGGTATAACTCGTCTTTTGTTTCAGGATTTGCACTCCTGAATTCCTTTGTTGCAACAATGAAATTCACTCCGTTGCGTTTAAAACTGTCTACTTCTTTATCTGTCATCACCGATATAAGTTCCCATTCTCTTGATTCCAACTCAGCATTAATATCTTTAAGTTGCTTTTCTACATCGGTTTTAATCTTCCTTAACTCCAATACCTCATCGGCTAGAGTCATCATTTTGTCTTCATTTTCCACTGAACTAATCTCCTCCATTGAATAAACTTCGCCAGTTGTCAACCACCAAATCAGCAATTGACTTTTTGTTTTGAAGTGCTGACATCACTTTTTCATCAATCGTTCCTTGACAAATTAAATGAATGTAGGTGCAGTTGTTTTTCTGCCCAATTCTATGGATTCTGGCTCTCGCTTGTTCATAGTTGGAATAGTTGAAATCCAAACTATAAAACACAGCTGTGTCTGCCTTTGTGAGCGTTAATCCCATTCCTGTGGTCTGTATTTGACCTACAAAGACCTTGACTTGTTCATCGTTTTGAAACTTGTCCACTTCTGCCTGTCTATCCTTAACATCGCCTTTTATCAATGCATAATGAATTTTGTTTTTCTTGAGCATTGATTCTATTGCATCAATCTCAGGAATAAACCTTGCAAATACAACGAGTTTCTTTCCTGCATCAATACAGTCATCAATAATCTCTTTCAAAGCATCAAGTTTGACTGTTGAAACTTCTTGCACAACACCGCTCAAATCATCTCTGATGAATCCTCCTGTTACCTGTGATGTTCGGAGCAATTTAGTTAAAACATTCGTTACTTTTACCTCACCTTGCATCAACTCTGCATAGCATTCACTTTCAATGCCTTTATAAATCTCCATTGCCTTTGGCTCTAAGTGTAGGTGTCTTATAACATCCACCTGCTCTGGCAGATCCAACGCATCCTTTTTTGTTATTCTATAAGCGATTGAATGTGCTTTTTCTGTTAACTCTGGCAGGTTTTTATAACCAACAACACTGTGGTTTCCATATCCGCCCATAATTGCGTATCTAGCCCTGAAAGCATAATAACTTGATCCAAATATCGATTCATCCAGGAACTTATACTGTGAAAAGAAATCAAGCGGATTATTTGTTACTGGTGTTCCAGTTAAAATCAAATTGTGCTTTGATGCTTTTCCTAAACGATGCAGTGCTTTACTCTGCTTTGCTTGTGGATTCTTTATCCTTGTGCTTTCATCACAAATAATCATGTCTGGTTTCCACTTTTGTAGGACATCTTCCAATCTCCACGCACTTTCATAATTGATTACAGCCACCTGTAAACCAGTTCCATCCATATGATTTAAAATGTCAAACTTCTTTTTGGTTGAGCCCTCCAAAACCGCCAACTGATAATCAAAATCAGCAAACTTTGAAAACTCTTCATCCCAAACTGAAACGATGCTCAAAGGTGCAACGATCAATAACCTTTGAATTTCGCCTTTTTGAAACAACGCACCTGCAATTCCAATTGAAATAAGTGTCTTTCCTGTCCCCATTTCAGCGAGCAATGCTACTGATTTACTTCTTCTCATATTGACCTGCCTTTCGCATCGCCCAATACTGTCTCATGTGGTAACGCATATGCTCCGCTCTTGTCATTACTTGTAGGTTGTTAGGATTGTTGTTTCTTGGATTGCCATCAATGTGATGAACAACCTCGTCTTGCTTTAACTCTCTGCCTATCTTTACTCTTGCCACCCTACGATGCTCAAAGTCACCAAAAACCTTTTGATAATCACATTTGCTTGTAGGTTTCAACATTCTTTGTCTTTTCCTGTCTCTCTGCTCAATAGTTTCCTGTCCTTTGATATTCATAGGATTTGTTGTGCTGTTATAAAACGACATTTTTTCGCTATTGTAAGAATGTAGGCACTTCTTACTACAAAAATTAACTCGTTTTAATTTGCTTGGCGGTTTTTCAAACATCCGCCCACAATAACAGCAAAATAACTTAACCTTCATTGCTCGCCTCCATTAAACCCATCACCTGTAATGCAAATATGAACGCATCCTGTTGGTGTTTATATGGAGTAACTTTTACGGGCATTAATAACTCTTTCTGCCAAGATCCCAAGCACTTTGATGACTGTGTCTCTTGGATTACGGATTCTTCTTGGTTTTTCAATGTCCATCGCCTCCCAATCAAAGAATTCAACTGCGTCTTCATTACCAATAAACTGTAAAAATCGACTTATGTGTATTGGCTGAATAACTGCATGCTTTTTATACAAGTCAGAAGCCATAATCATTCCATTTGATGGTTTGTAGTATTCCATTACAAAATCCTCATCATTCCAGTTCTCTTCAACATGATCACCGTCAGTTAAAGCATCAATGAATTCCATCTTTCCGACTTTGTATTTTTGTAGGTATTGACCGAGTTTCTCTCCGTCAATAATCATGTCTGCATTCACTTTTACATCCTCCTTAAAAATTGTTTTTTCGTATTGCCTACACTTATATGGAAAGAAAAATGAAAAACTTAACGGTCTAATTGCCACTTTTTTCAAAAAATTTTTTCAACGATGCATATATGCGTTTCAATTTTTGTGTAATTGCAGGTTCACTGATACCCTGTTTTTTTGCTATTTCTCTTTGATTTTTGCCGTTAAAGAAAACATCTCGCACCAATTTTTGTTGTTCTGGTGTGAGTTGTTTTATTGCTTTATATAATGTTTGTTTCTCTTCTTTGTCAATTAAAGAGTCTTCTGGTGTAGGTTGCTTATCTTCAAACTGCATCCCTGCCTCAGTTAACTCTTCATAAGATGAATTGTGATTTTTGGCGTTCCTTTCTGCTCGCCATTCTGATCTTTTAAATTCTGTTGTTACTTCTTCATACTTAATTGCGAATTCATCGCTTACCTCTATTTTGATTATTTCTTTCTTTACTTTATAATTAATAGTTTTCATTGTTATCTCCTTTCACATGCGGACAGAGAGATAACAAAAAAAGGCTACCTGAAAATACAGGTAGCCCTAAAAAAAGGAACCTTACCTGTCCGCAAATCTTCATTAGCCCTAAACGGCTCTAAATCATTACGGACAATTAAAGGTCCCTCAATTTATTTTTTTAACTGAACATAAACGTTCCTACACAACATGAACTCTACTTTGAGTTTGTTGATCACTAAACTCCATAAGGATATAAATATCGCTTTTGCATTTTTTACATATATTGGTTATATAACATGACTGTTTTTTTCTTTTCTTAGGTTTTACAAGCGTTGCTTTACATACGCTATGATCATCAGTGCTGTTACAATCACCAATATATCGCCCACAACAAGGACAATAAATTTTAGTTGTCACCTTTACCTCCCTTTGCATCTCGCAACATCCTTTATTATATTAACAACTCTACCTCTAATCATAAGTTCACTGATATCATCCACAATAATATCTTTCATCGTTTTATTCTCTGGATGTAATATCACCTTACCATTTTCAAAGTAAATTCGTTTTGCCGTTGCCTCATCGCCTATTAAAGCGATAACCATATCACCATTTTGAAAGTCAGCGTCCTTTTTAACAACCAGTAAATCGCCAGGATCAATACCTGCCTCAATCATACTTTTACCCTTTGCTCGCAGAAGATAAGTGTCCCCTCCACCAAATATTGTTGTAGGTAATGGGATCGTCTCTTCTACTTCTTCAAGTGCTAGTGTGGGGCTACCGCAAGCAACTTGACCAACCAAAGGTGCGTTGATAAAAGTGTCTTTCATCATGAGAGCGAGCGGAATGGCAACTCCACCTACATTTGTTTTTTCAATTAAACCTTCTTTTTCCAGCAAGTTTACATACCTATGCACCATAGAAAGAGAAACCAAATTCATATCGTTCATGATTTTTCTAAATGATGGGGATCGCCCATTCTCTTCTTGATACTTCTTAATGTACTCAAGCATACGATTTTTAATTGATTCGTTGTAAGTATTCATTTTCGTTTCCTCACTCATTACAGAACTCGTGTTCTGTATTCATATTATAGAACATATGTTCTGTTTTTGTCAATCACTTGTGACATTTTTCTTTAAAAATTTTTAAGTTTTTCTAAAAATGCCGTTAATAAAAGCAAATACAAATATGTCTGTATCTGCTTTTTTAATATAAATTATTTGTGTAGGTAGTTAATGCGATACTTCGTTGGCAAATTTTTGTTAATAACTACCCCAATTAAATCCTTTCTGCCTGTAAATGCGTTGCTTATATTTGTTATATCCGTATCGTTGACATCCCTCATCTCAATTATACAAAGATTACATTTTGTTTTTGGCTCTATATTTATAGTTTTGATGAAATTAATGTCATTTGTTTCCAAATATTCCAACATAGCATCGTAGTCTGATCCAAAAAATTGCTTTAACTCAAATTCTTCTCTCATAACCAAAGCATTACCTTTTGGATTGTTTATTATATCCTCCATCAACTCATCAATTCTTTTCTGTTCCGTTTTATTAGTTTGTAGGTTTATTTTCACATTACACCTGCCCTAATCTTGCATATAACTATCATATATCGCCTTCGCTACTTTTTCTACATCATCTGATTTTTTTAGCAGGATACAGTATTTGTTTGAATAGTTATAATCAGTCATCTCGCCAAGTCTTAATGTTGTGTCCTGTGGTTCATGTTTAATAAAAATCTTTATCTGAGACTTTTGAATAAATGCGTATGCCACACAGTTTTCATTCCTATCATAAAAACCTACATACATAACATTTGCTCTTTCATATAAATCATGAATTGAATTCTTTAATTCATAGAATAATGAGTTATAAATGCCGACCATATTTGCATCTTTGTCTTTTAGATGGTCGTCTAACTTCATACTGCCTTCTTCATCTTTTCTGTTTACATCACGATCATCATATGTTTCTTTTATTAATGGCTCTGAAACTGCTCTACCATCACCTACAAATGATATTCCTAACATTTCAAGTTTGTCTTCATCAGTCCCAAGTGATACTTGCCACCTATCTTCCATAAACTTTAACAAGTGAAGACCTCTCTCTTTGATTGTTTCAGGATTCCAGTCATTGTATTTTGAAACTTCAATCTCTGCATTAGATCCGTTTGAATAACCTCTAGTCCTCTTACCATTTGCATTTTTCTTTAATTCAAATTCATCGTTCTGTAAAGATGAGTTAACACTTTGTGATAAAGGTAGCAAGTTTCCAAGCGAATTTGCCAACAACTTCTTTTCATCCTTGTTATAGTCTCTGAATTGATTTCGCCAATACCAACAACTTGGCGTTTGTGGGAATATATGCTCAATTGATATTTTATCCTTGTCATTCTTTGTGAATTTAGACCAGTCATCAAGTTTAACCACATGAGTTTTTTCACTTAATGAATACTCATATTCAAATAAGAAATATTTTAAATCGTACCAATCATAGTAACCATCATTGTTCTTGCATAAAGCGACCATTTTGCTTTTGAAAATGCTAACAGCTGTTGCCAACTCTTCATTGAATACTGTGTCAATGTAGGTCTTAACATCTCCAATAGTCATCTCTCCAAACATCAACTGCCTTGCATATCCATAAATAACATTACTTCTAAAACTTGCCTGGAATCGTGCCATACGGAAGACAAGGAATATAAATTTCTCAATTGATTTGAACAACTCAATTCTCTCTTCCGATGTTATACTTTCATTTATAAATGAAGCAACAACAAGCGTTCTAAAGTAGTTAATACCTATTCTATTTAATTTATCAATCCACTTCTTTTCATCTGCGGTTAAAGGATTATTTCCGTCAGAAAAATAAGGATTGTAAGAATAGAACCAGTATTTAGCAACACTCTTCAAACTTTCAATATAAGAAACAATATCTGACGGCTGAATTTTATCAACAGCAACAACTGTTTTTGTGTCGTTGTTTTCTACTTCCTCGCCATCCTCTTCTACTACATCATCCATGACCACAGTTCTTTTCAAACCAAATACCGCCTTTGGTGTGAAATGTTGGTCTAATAAAAACTTAATATAATCGTTTCCTTTATTCCTTGAATATTTGTAAAACAATGTCCAATGGCTCTTCAAATACTCGTCATCATTAAGGGCTTTTGCTTTATTTCTGCCAAGTTGAAAATATACTTCCTTCCAAGCATTGTTGATGTCCTTTCTCAACTGTTCTTTTTCATCAACTGATAATTTGTCATCGCTAAACAATGTTGTTAGGTATATAAGTCTATTTTTGAGTATTTCCAAATGCGAGAGTTGTTTTCCACGATTGTTCATCGTTTCAAAAGCAACAAAAACATCAAAATCATCATCAATAATATGTAGGTTGAATTGAAGTCTATTTATCAATTTACTAAATAACTCATCAATTCCTGCACTTTTATCAGACAATCCACCAAGAGTTTCTTTGAGTTTTTCATCAAAGAATGACTTTGCTCTTTCAAGATTTCTCGTATAGAAAGTCTCTGTGATTGTTCCGCTGTTTTTCTCTCCGAAGATTTTGTACCTCAAATATTCAAAACTTGGATTATCTACTGTGTAACCGAATTTATATGCTTTGAGTATTTTTTCAGGTTTCTTATACTCGATGATATACCTACTCTCAATGTCCTCGATAGTTTTACCCATTATATATTCAATGCCATTTGCTTTTGCAAAATCAATTATTGAATTAACAAGTATAACAAAAGTCGTCAATCTCTGTTGACCATCAACAACATGATACGCTGTGTATCCTTGATTTAATAACCACCCTTCTTCTATCCAGTCTTTTGTTTCACTTCTCTTTAATTCTTTGAGTGATAACATTCCTGTATAGTGATAACGATTATCGGTTAAATTCGTTAAATCTTCCCAAAAATCATCAAGCTGATCCTCTCCCCAGGCATAACCCCTTTGATAATCAGGAATTCTAAAAATTTTATTAACAAACAACTCTGATAATGATAACAATTCTCTACTCATAAAACATCCTTCTTCTTAAATGATTGAGTCAATAATTCCAATCAATTCCTTTATTTTTACACTGTTAAATATGCCATTGAAATTCAACTCTTCCCTCAACAAATCTCTTCTGTCAAATTTGCCATTTTGAGAAATGAACAGTAACAATTCCCTAGCATAAGTAACTTGAATATCATTGAATCCTTTTTCTTTCAAAACATTAACAAGGTGATCAACTGCAACAGGATTGAATTCAATCGTTTTTCTTACAAATTCAATCAAATCCTCGTCTTTTTCAAACAATTTTGCATATTCGTCAGCACTTTTTGCGATTTTCAATACCTCGCCCTTAAATTGCATTAAATCCTCTTTTGTAGGTTTTACAAGGTTTTGTACCTTGTTTATTAATGCAATTTCAGCATGGTTTTGAATGAAAAACTGCAATTTTTCATCAAGTGTTTTGAAATCATCAATTGTTATGTTGAAATCAACCTGCTCTTCTTCTGCATCGTTGTAGGTTGAAATCGCATCATCAAAGTCTGAAATTATAGGATTAAATTCGCTACTATCAATATAGCGCATCAAATCTCTTAACTCTTCCCTTATTTCATTAACCCTTGTTATAGTTGAATCCTTGATAAATTCGTCTGATGCAACATACTGCAAAGTATCCATGTGCGATGCGACTTCGCCAACCTGCGACTTATGAACTATGAGCAAATTCGCAAGAGTATAAATCGTTTTTGCCGTTTTCTTAAACTCGTTGTTCATATAAATTCGTGTTGAAGCGAACTTATAACACAAATAATCAAATCCCCTTGCGGATTCCAAATCAATCTCACCCTGAATGTTTGGTGCTATGTGCTTTTTAACTTCTGCCCAGTTTGTTTGATTAAAATTAATCCAACCTGAAACATCTGAATATTTGTTAACGAACTCAAGATTGTTTTTTACGCCGATATAGTTTCTGTTAAGTTTCTTAATATCAGCGATTAAATCATCTCTTAATGTTTCAAAATATTTTTTATCAATAACATCAAGTTTTGAGTAATTTGCCTGCATAACCTTATACAAGGTAACCTTCTGCATATAAATCTTTTGATAAAGTGACAATGCATCCTCAGCCCTGTCTTCTCTACCATCGGGATTCATCTTAAAGAATGGGAATACATTACAAATATCAAATATTAAGAAGCCCTGCTTATCGTTGTAAACCTTCCTTGTTTTATCATTTGAAAGTCTCTCAAAATACTGCTTTGATGGAGATAAAACTTTCAATCCAGGACATAACCTTGTGCCACGCCCAATCATCTGCCAAAACTTAATCTTTGATAAAACTTTCTTAAAGAATACCAAGTTGACAACTTCAGGTATATCAACACCTGTGTCCATCATATCAACTGAAACAACAATTCTTATGTCTTGCTTATTCTTAAACTCTCTTTGCAAAACTTCATTATATCTGATTTGATTGTCGATAACGACACAATAGTCAACGCCATTTTTGTTGTTTTTCAAGCATAATTCCTTATACATTTGACGGAATGTGTCCTGAATCAACAAAGCGTGTCTGTGATCTCTCGCAAAAATAATTGTTTTTCCTAAAACATCTCCGTTGTTTACTCTTATACCTTCATTCATCAGGTCGCTCAAAACTTCTCTGATTGTGTCTACATTGTATATTGTTGAAATGAACTTGTCACCCTCAATCTCCTCTGGTATTGAGCCATCATCTTCAGTAAACAAGTCTTCATATTGTTCCTGCTCTTCCTGTGAAAGATCGTTATACTTCAATCCATTTTTCAAAATGTTAGGAGTTCTATCCAAAGCCCTGTAATAAGTCAAATAATTATCTTTAACGGCTTGAATAACATCATAATCATAGTTTGGTGTTTCATCAGGGATTTCAAAAACAGTGTAGGTTGACTTACTTACATCATTTCTTGGTGTCGCAGTCAAACCAACCATCATTGCATCAAAGTAATTGAAAATCTCGCCATATTTATTAAATAAACTTCTATGTGCCTCATCAACTATAATCAGGTCAAAATGCCCTATTCCGTAAGGACAATGATCAAGGTCTCTAATTATTGAAATCATTGACTGATAAGTTGAAAAAACAATTCTTGCTTTTGATTCATTGCCTTCTCTTTGGCCATCAGCAATTACCGCCATATCAACGCCAGTCAAGAACTTCTCAAAAGTTTCCTCTTTTGCTTGCTTAACAAGGTTAACTCTATCAGCAAGGAATAGAATTCTCTTTACAAAGTTGTTTCTTAACAAAATCTCACTCAAAGCACAAGACACACGAGTTTTACCTGTCCCTGTCGCAAGGACAATCAAAGAACGAGCATGATTAGTTTTGAAATTGTTAACGACTTTCTCAATTGCCTCTTTCTGATAATATCTACCACATATATCTTCTCTGACTTTTGTATCAACAAGTTTGAAATCTCGCCTTTGAATTAAATATTCTAACTCTGCTTTTTTATGAAAACCGAAAACTTGGCGTGTAGGCAACACTCCATCACTTACCATTATTCTATAACCGTTTGTATAATAAACAACTGGTCTAACGCCATACTGGTTTTCCAAAGCATCGGCATAAAGGAATGCCTGAACTCTACCACGCTCTTCGCTTACAACCGATTTTTTTGCCTCTATTAAAGCAAGTGGCTTACCATCATCGCCAAATAAAACATAATCAACAAAACCATTGCCTGTTGGATTCTCTGTTGTTACAGGCATTCCTGTAACAGGCGTTTCAATACAAGCCTTGTTCTTTTCAATTATGTATTTTTCATTGATAACTTCCCATCCTGCGTGTCTTAATGCTGGATCTATAAGTTCTATTCTTGTTTGATGTTCGTTTCTCGCCATCATTGTCTCCTAATTAAAATATTCATCCATTTTTTTACTAAGCAATTCTCTGTATTTTTTGTTATCCTCTTCTAATAATGAAATTTGTTTATCCACTTTTGTAACAAAATCGTTGAACTTTAATTGCTGTTCCATTTTTGGTAATGGAATCAGTTGTTTCCCAATATCCTTTGCTGAAGGCAAATGTTTTAGGCATCCATTCCTTACCATTCCTACAAGTTTAGGCAATAAATAATTATCCCACATTACTTCAAAGAATTTCGGAGCAATTTTACTCTCATTTAATGTTAGTCTTAGTAAAGATGCAGAGATTATTCCTCTTTCAATATCATCTGGTAGTCTAATATACTTCCCCAAGGTACCATCGCAAGTTATTAAATAGTCTTTAGGATGAACTTCAAACCTATTCATTTTTTTATCAAAGTACTCTTTTGAAATGTAATAATCACCAAGTTCATGATTTTTCTCAATAGCATTTACTTGAATATAAACTTTGTATGTGTCCTCTCCTTTAGGAACATAAAGCGATTTTTTTATATCACTACCAAAAGGTCCCTTCGTCATATTTTTTACAACCGTTTCAAATAAACAAGTATTATTTTCATTCTCAAACATTTCTATAAATCTAGATTTAATCAACTCTTTTGCCAGTTCTACTTTTCTGTTATTAATTGCAATATTCTCTTCAATTTTTGAAAATAAATCTACCATTTTTACTTGTTCTTCCATATTTGGAATAACAACTTTATAAATTTCTCTTATTTTAGAAGGATGTGCTTTAAAAGTATAGTCAAAATTTATGTCCAACCATTGAATATAAAGGCAATAGTAAAGGAACTTCGTGTTTAGCATATTTGGTTTATTAACTTTTATCCAACCACAAACATTGGTTACAGAATATTTATGTTTATCTCTATAAAACAGCCTTCCACCACCATCAATACTCCAAGTAATTCTCTCATCATCAAACATATATTTCCCATATCTGCCGAACTCACCATTTCCTGTTGCAGAACTTGAGTATACTGGATAATCACCTTTTGTTGCTAGCATGTCATCCTTGCTTATTATTTGACCTCTTCCAAGAGTTACTATTCCTTCTTTTTCTAAATCTTTCAACAAATAACTCTTCATCATTACCCCTCTAACAACTTTTTAATGTCAATCAAATTTATTTCCTGTTGTTTTGTTAACTCATCTATGTCAGACACTATTTCTTTTGTACTCCTATGTATAACTCTCTCTTTAATATACTTTTTGTATTTGTTTATTGTTAAATCATATCGGTTGTTTCTGATTTCATCTGCACTTACCATAAATGATTTTTCTGTTCGTTCTCTATTTATTTCATCTTGAAGATTATTAAAACGCTCAATTACCAAAGGAATATCATTGTCTTCAATTTTATTTCGTTTCGCATCCAGAGAATACCCATCACTTGTCATATCAAAAAACCAAACATTATCGGTGCCACCCTTGTCCGTTTTTTCAAAAATAATAAACGATGTTTTTACTCCTGCACCCTTACTTGAAGACCCCTTTTTTGAAGGTGCCATAAAGATTCCCTGTGGCATCGATATTATACCAATTAACTTTTGGTTATCCACCAATTCTGCTCTCAATCTTCTATGAGCATTGTCATCACCGAATAAAACCCCATCAGGAACAATAGTCATACATCTTCCACCAATTTTGAGCAATCTATCCATTAATGTCACAAACAATAACTCTGTCTTTTTTGTTTTTGTTAATGTCAACAACTTGTCATCTATAGCACTTTCAACCAAACTGCCAGAGAAAGGTGGATTTGCAAGAACTAAATCAAATTTGCCAACATACTCTTTGGAATTTTCGCCTTCAAGCAATGAGTCCTTTGTTATTATTGGTTTTTTAACACCATGCAAAACCAAGTTCATATAACCAATACGAGCCATGTTTGAATCATTATCGCAACCATAAAACATTCTCTCTGTAAATTGAACATTCTTTTGAACATTTAACAAATCAGCCTTTTGATGTTCTTTAATATATTTTGCACTTTCAATAAGGAATCCTGCTGTCCCCATCGCTGGGTCGATAATTTTCTCACCTAGTTTAGGTTTCATCATTTCAACAGCCATATCTATTATGTGTCGTGGAGTTCTAAATTGACCTGATACACCACTTCCACACATATACTCATAAACATCGCCCATCAAATCTGTATTATTAAAATTAAACTCATCATCAGATAATTTATCAACGACCGATGAAAGAAGTCTCTCCCTATCATCAAAACCATAAGTCAAATTCTTTGTGAATTTTGAAAAAGCAAATCCACCTGATGAATTTGGATCTTTGATGAAAGGATAAACATAATCCTTTAATGTTTTAGCCAAGTCTGCTGAATTAAGGTTTTTAAAGTTTTTCCAGCGCAACTTTGAATAAGGAACATTGATGCCAAGTTCCTCATTTACATAGTTTCCACTTTTGAAAACCAAATCCTCATCTCTTGGTTGAACACCAATCATTTCAGCACTTGCCTCTACATCATTTTGTTTATCATCAAGCATTTTGACAAACATTAATGTTGTAATTTGGTTAACTATCTCCAAAGTGTTAGCCATATTTTCATTGTAAAATGCCTGCCAAATTGCGTTAACTTTATTTTTAATACTTCCTGTAATCATCGTGTACATCTCCTTGTCGTAAACTATACAAAGTCATTATACCACAAAATCATTGATTTTGTATCGAATTAAATCAAAATTCTTCTTTTTTTTATTAATAAATATATATAAGTACATAAAAAGGACATTCCTATCAACGAAATGCCCTTAAATTATAATCGATTATTCTGCCTCGAGGTTGTCTGGCTTAAATAAATCATCATCAAAAAATTCTTTTAATGAAATTCCTAACCCTTCTGTGATAAGTATAATTGTGTTTAAGTTGATGCTTTTGTGATCCTCATCAATTAAATGTTTTAGTGTCACTTCAGACATTGCAACCTTCTTACACAATTTATACCGAGTCATTCCACTCTTTGCTAGCAAATTACTTACTCGTAAAGCCACCGCTCTTGAAGTCTTCATATTTTACATCTCCTTGTTAATATATATAATTTTAACAAACGAGTTCTTTAAAAATACTTCCGTTTTCGTAAGTAAATAATTGACTATGTGGTCAATTTGGATTATAATTAGATGACTACATAAAGGAGTTATTTATATGGGCTTATTTGATAAAAAACAGGCACTTACACCTGATGATCGTGAACATACAATTTGTAACACGGGGCACCGACCACAAAGTCTACCTTGGGGCTTTGATGAAACAAAATCGTCCTGCGTGGCATTCAAAGTTGATTTATATAATACTATTGAGCGAGCAATAAATGCTGGCTTTACGCACTATATTTCAGGGCTTGCAATAGGCGTTGACACAATGTTCGCTGAAGCAGTGATTGAACTACGCAAGAAATACAAAAACATTACTCTTGAAGGTGCAATTCCCTGTCGCAACCAGGATGAACGCTGGAACTCTGAATCAAAGAAACGCTATGCTAAAATTAAGAAAGAATGTGACTTCCTCACCTATATTTCTGATGAATATACACCAACATGCATGAACGACAGAAACAAGTACATGGTTGACCACTCTGCTGTTGTTATTGCTGTTTGGAACGGCAAACCAAGTGGCACAGGAAACACTGTTCGTTTTGCAAAGGAACGTGGTTGCAAAATCAAAGTAATTAACCCTGAAGATTATCGCAACAAATAGGACTTTAACAGTCCTTTTTTTTATACCAAAAAACAGACAATTCTTTGTGTATGTAGTAGCGAGATTTTGTGCGAGATATAACGCAAATGAAATACTTTGATTGTGTTTTTTCAAATATTTTTGTCTGTTTTGCGTTTTTTATAGAAAAGCATATCGCTAAAACGCCCTATTTACCGCACTTTTTTAACTGCTATCACAACAGACATTTCCTGCGTCAATTTGCTCGGCTATTACATATATATTGCCATCAAAATCTTCTGCATACCAATGAGCAGAAAGCGGATTATTTAAGCCCGGATCAATTGAAATGTTGTCATACCACTCAATAGGAACATTGAAAGGTTCAATTACATGTGTATTCACATCAAATTCGCTATAAACCATTCCCCCGTTATGAATAAATTTTCCATATCTTCGGCTTTGCAATTCATCTTCTGACAATGTACTGCTTAAATAAGAAATTTCATCTTTATCTAAAAAAGGGTTATCTGCCCATTCCATAAAAATAAACCATATTTCATCATCGTTGTTTTTATTCAAATAAATTTCATCATAAACCCAAGTAAGCCCTTTTAGCGGAGTCATTGTTCCAAAGATATCGCCTTTTCTATCTATAATTCTCATACGACATTCTTGATAAATATCTAATGGAGCTTCTTCATCAAACCAAACAAAATCAAGACTTGCACCTTGAAATTTCTCTCGACCTTGATCACAAGATTTAAAAGCAATTTTGCTTTCACCACCAAAAATATTTTTTATTATTATATAATCAATTATTCCATAATTAGCACTACTTTTTCTGCCTTCTAACATAACAATTTCTTCTATCCACATTGGGTTTAAATATTGCAAAATTTTTTGTTGGGCAACATCTCTTTGCATTTGACGGGAAAGCGACACAACCCAGCCAGACATATTTTTTTTGTTTTTTCTGAAAGGATGAATGCCTCGTGCTAGCCAAATTGCTTCTACTGCACCACATTCAGTTTTACCGCTTCTGTTTCCACCAAACACCCAGCGGTTTCGCTTATTACTTTTGTGAAATTCCATTTGTTTTTTATGCACTAAATTTCCTGTGTTATATTTTGCAAGCTTGTCTTTTTCTTGTCTTTCTTGTAATAAATTTTCTATTTTTTTTAATTTATGTATTATATTTTGCATTAAAAATATCTCCTATTAAATTAAAAATTATTACCTATTTTTTGCCAAAATCTCTCATAATAAGCATTTGGATATTAAAGTTTTTATGTTAATATTCTTATTAATGAAGAATATAAATTTAAAGCCAAATTTGATTCGTATGAAAAGTGCATTTTTTATAATTTTTGTTTTAATTATAAATGCATTTTTATTTTGCGAGTTGTTTTTTTTAGATAATTTTAAACCACTAGATATTAAAAATAATTTGAATTTAAGTTTTAACAACTTCAATGAAATAAAAAATGCAAACAATTTTGCATTTGCAGAAGAAGAAAATGTTTATGCAAAAATTAAAAGCGATAATGTGTATCTATATTCGCAAGCAATAAATAATGATTTATATAAAATTTTTTGTTTGCCCAGAAGCTACTTTGTGATTTTGACTGGCAATGCTGGCGATAGCTCTAATTTATTTTATAAAGCAACCTATATGGATATTTCGGGCTTTATAAAAAAGAATGAAGTTCAGCCCATTATAGGCACACCTCAAAATCCGTTTGCCGATAATCTTACATTTAGTACATTTACCCCTAATGGTATTGAGCTTCGAAATTCACCTAGTAATTCAAATTCTTATAACATTGTAACAACCGTGTCGTTTTCTAAAACTTTAACTTATTATGGTAGAATATCAGGTGAGCAAATGATTCCTCAAATGGGCACAACTTGGTATTACTGTAAATATGTAGATGAAAAAAATAATATTTATTATGGATATTTATATTCTGAATATTGTTACTTATTATCTGAAATAACAGAAAATTTAGAAAGTTTTCCTGATTATCAAGGCGAATTATTTCCGCAATCCGTTGACATAACTCCTAGCACCGACCAAATAAATTTAAGTCGTGAATTGAAAATATTTATTATAGTTTGTGCTTGTGTTCCTTGTTTTATAATTATATATTTATTATTTAAACCTACAAAATTAATCATAGATAATGGAAATCATAAGAAAAAAATAAATAAAGTTAAAAAAGGAGAATATTACGAATATGAAGATGATTAAAAAAAATAAGTCATTTGCATAAAATTTTTTTATATTCAATGCAAGCATCATAAATTATTTGTTTTTTTTCATATCGTTCATTTATTGTTTTATTCGCATTTGTAAAATTGTAAAATACTTGAAGTATCCATTTTTCATTTTTAAGCAAATTTAAAAGTTTATTTAAAGTATATCCATTATCTTGCAAATAAAAATTACACAACACTACGGCATTATTATGCCATCGTGTTACTGTTCGTTCACTTATATTTAATTTTTCAGCTATTTCAAAATAAGGTTTATTTTCTATGTATTTCATAATTATTAGTCTGGCATAATCTTTATCTAAAAATTTAAGCATTTCATTTGCCAATACTTTTAAATTAATCAAAGTTATTTTTCTTTCTGTTAATTCTAAAATGTCATTCGTTACTTTTGAAATGTCATTATAAGAAGTATTTTCCAAACTTACATAATAAGAATTTAAAGCTCTGGTTTCCACTATTTTATCTATTGAACTGGCTAACTTATCTAGAAATCTATAAACTGTGAAAATAGTTTTTACCATATGTTTTACACTCAT